CAAATCCAATATACTCATGGCCTAAGTCTGCTTACCGATCTGGTGAATTCTTGGTTAAGATTGCAAATGGATCTAACACAGATATTTCAAAAATCCTTGTGACACTTGATTCTTCAGACAATGTTGCTATTACAGAATACGGAATGGTCTCAACAGGATCATCTCTTGGATCAGTAACAGCAGATGTTTCTGGAAGCAATGTTCGTGTTATGGTTACAACAGCAAATAATACATCAACTATATCAGTTGTTGGTACCTTGCTTGCCTAATAAAAAATAAAAATAGTTGGAAGAGGGAGTAATAAATGGCAACAGTCGATAAAGACTTTAAGGTCAAGAATGGACTACAGGTCGCAGGATCTGGTAGTTTTGGAGGGACCTTAACAGTATCAACCCCAACAGCGGATGCACATGCAGCAACAAAAGCGTATGTAGATTCTCTAACAGGGATGACTGTATCATCAACTGCTCCTTCTTCACCAACTAATGGCAAGCAGTGGCTAGACACCACAACAAACAGAGTTAATTTCTATTACAATGGTTCTTGGTATACCCAAGCAACTATTGATGATACAAATAATCTTTCAGAGCACATTCACGATACCGCAATTGATGGAACAGGTTTCATTGTTTCGCAGTTCTATAATGCTGGAAGTTTTAATAGCCCATTGGGTGTAGGTTTGGATGCAGGTGGCCCCTCTACAACAGAGTGGACAGTTGTATTCGATGGCGGTAGTGCAGTAGATAATTTCAATTAATAAATTGATGTTATAATGAGATAAGTAAATGGGCAGCCCCCATAAGGAGAAGATAAAATGGCAACAAGAATGCAACAGCGCAGAGGAACTGCAGCACAATGGACTGCTGCAAACCCAGTTCTCGCAGCAGGAGAAATTGGATTTGAGACAGACACTAACCAGTTCAAGATCGGCGATGGAGTCAATCTTTGGCAAGCCCTGTCTTACTTCAAGAACCTAGAAGACCTTGGTGGTTCTCTAGATGATTATATTTTGGTAACAGCACGATCAGCAGCAAACGGTGTAGCACCACTAGATGCCCAAGGCGAAATCCCACTAGGCTTTATGGCTAAACTAGTTGATGGAGCAGATTCAAGCCTTAACACTCTAAGAGAACTTGGAGATTCAGTACAACTTAACACTGGTCACAGAAACTCATCAACAAATGTTCACGGAATTACAGACACTGCAGCACTTACTACAACAACACTTCTTAATGCAGCAATTGCTACAGAAGTATCCAGTAGAGATGCAGCAGTATCAACACACAACGCTGATACAACAGGAGTACACGGAATTGCTGATACTTCAGCACTTGCATTAACTGCAACAGTTGCAACAGATATTTCTACAGCAGTTTCAACACACCAAGCAGATACAACTTCAGTTCACGGAATTGCAAACACTGCAAACCTAGCATTACTAACAGATGTTTCAGGTTCAGTGTCACTTCACAACTCAGATACAACAGATGTGCACGGAATTCAAGATACATCAGCGTTAGCAACAAAAGAATACGCAGACACAGCAGTTTCAACACACCAAGCAGATACAACTTCAGTTCACGGAATTGCAAACACTGCTAATATAGCAATGCTTGCTGATGTTTCTAATCACTCAGATGATACAACATCAATTCACGGAATTTCTGACACAGCAAATCTAGCATACCTTTCAAACATTTCTGATCATAATTCAGATACTACAGATGTTCATGGTATTGCTGACACATCAGCACTTGCTACAACAGTAGCAACTGCTTCAGCAATTAGCACAGCAGTATCAAATCACACTGCAGTTACAACAAATGTACATGGTATTGCTGACACAGCACTCCTAGTCACAACAACTGGTACACAAACTCTAACAAATAAAACAATTACATCACCTACAGGACTTGTAAAAGCAGATGTGGGACTTGGAAATGTTGATAATACAGCAGATACAGCAAAGCCAGTATCTACATCACAGGCTTCAGCAATCGCAACAGCAAAGGCAGAAGCAATCGCAGATGCAACATCACAGGTTAACGCACTACTAACTGGTGCACCAGCAGCCCTCAACACACTTGATGAACTTGCTGCAGCACTTGGCGATGATGAAAACTTTGCATCATCAGTAACAACTAGCCTTGGATTAAAGGTAGATTCTTTAACACCAATTTCACAAAAGACAGCATCATACACACTTTCATCATTAACTGAAAGAGATGACTTAATTGAGATGGGTTCAGCATCAGCGCTAGTTCTTACAATTCCAACAGATGCTACACTTAACTATCCAATTGGAACTTCAATTGATATTCTCCAAACTGGAGCGGGACAAGTAACAATTGCCCCAGTATCAGGAACAGTTACAGTTAATGCTACACCTGGCTTAAAACTTCGTACAACTTGGTCATCTGCAACTCTCTTTAAGAGAGCAGCAAATACATGGGTTGTCTTCGGCGACTTGACAGCGTAATAAAAATTCAATAAGAAATTAGGAGATTAAAAAATGGCAGCAGGTAAAAGAATAGGTAAAAAGTCCCAGGCGTCAAATGACTTCTTGGAGCCATTAGCACCAACAGGTGTTACAGCAACAAATGTTGGAACAGGAAGAGCATTTAATAATGGTGCAATTACTGTATCATTTTCTCTACCAGCACTTTCTCCTAATGCCACATCTTTTACAGCATCAGCATACTGTAGCGTTCATGGTGTAACTCACACTGCAACAGGTGCATCTTCTCCATTAACTATTACTGGTTTTGGTTCTGGTGTTGCTACAACCGTTACAGTAACAGCAACTAACGCTGCAGGAACTTCAGCAGCATCCACTGCTTCATCATCGGTAACTGTCACAACGATTCCAGCAACCCCAGGTGCCCCATCTGCAGTAACAAATGCTAATCTAGCATCTGATACAGTGTCTTGGACAGCACCAGCAACTGGTGGTTCTGCAATTACTGGATATACTTGGGCATCATCAGATTCAAAAACTGGAACAACAGCCTCAACATCTGCTGTTGTAGGACAAGAACAAGGAACTGCACAAACATATACAGTTTTTGCAACAAATGCTAATGGTAACTCATTAACATCATCATCATCTGGATCTGTTACAACATTCTCGTTTACGCCATTTGCGTTTACGCCATTTTCATTTACACCTTATGCTTTTACTCCGTACTCATTTACGCCATTTTCGTTTACTCCGTATGCGTTTACTCCGTATTCATTTACGCCATTTTCATTTACACCTTATGCGTTTACTCCGTACTCATTTACGCCATTTTCATTTACACCTTATGCGTTTACTCCGTACTCATTTGTACCATTTTCGTTTACTCCGTACTCATTTGTACCAGCCTATTCGTTCACACCGTATTCATTTACACCAGCATATTCATTTACACCTTATGCGTTTACACCAGCAGGCGGATGTCGTGGTTCAAGACCATATCCATACTGCTTCTGCCAAGGCAGCATCTGGGCCTGCTAACTTCTGATATACTATAAGTATAAACAGAAAGAGGCTAGTCAGTGGAAACAGAATATAACGAAAGTTCATATGCTTTTCTTGTAGAAAATGAAGTTTTTCATATTTTTCATGCAATTGCAGTAGAAGAATCTATTTCAAGCGGTTATAAAGAAGGATTTAATAATAATCCAATAGGAATAGACCTAGAATACTATCCCTTAGCCATGCGTGGTGATATTTGGACTGGATCAACATTTTCTTATAATCCAGAAGAGACTATTGTTGCATATGATGGAACATCTATGAATAGATCAAAAATGCCAGCGTTAGATACATCTCAATTTTCAAGATATGGTTTTATATCAAACAATAAATTATTTTTTGCTATGGTTTTTCCAAAGGGAACAGATCAAGAACTTATGTGGAAAAATGCATTTAAAACTGGAGCCAAAGCCCTAGATGTAACAGAATATAAAGATATTGAAGTAGGAGATAAACTAATAAACGATGCATTTGTTAAGGCAGACAACACTCAGGTTTTTAAAGATGGAACAAGCAGTTGGTCAAAATGGAAAAGTAATCTTGGAGATGCAAGACCATGGCATATGTTAAATCCAGGACAAAAAAAGGTAGATACAGAAACAGCAAAAACAAGAATGTCAATATGCCAGGCATGTCCAGAGTTAATCAAAGCAACAACAACATGCACTAAATGCGGATGTTTTATGAAACTTAAAACCAGACTTGAGGGCTCTTCTTGCCCTATAGGAAAGTGGTAAAATGAAACAGTTATATTTTTTACATATACCAAAAACTGCTGGTCAGTTTATAACAGAAGCAATAAGAGTTGCTTTAGAAAACAACAACATAAAAGATTATTTTATATACAATGGTGCTTTTGTCTCAGAAGAAAAGTTAAAAACTTGTGTATACATAGGGTCGCACTTTGGAACCTATCCAATTGACATTATTCCTGAAATAGATACAGTTACAGTTTTAAGAGATCCAGTTGAAAGATCTGTTAGTCAATTTAATTTTTTATATGAAGAAAGATATAAAGACTTATACAAAGAAATTGATGGATACATATCCCGTCTTAGATTTTATCTTTTTGAAGATGAGAATGTAATTGGACTGAGAAATTATCAGGCTAGATTTTTGTGCAATGCTGCAGATAGCAGAAGGTTTGAATCAGAAGAAAATTTTAAATCAGTTCTAGAAGAATTAATTGTTCCGTTTGGACTTGGATTTCCAAATACTTGGTTTGTTGGAAATGAACTAACAAGTCTAAATCTTGCAAAATCTAAACTAGATAATATGTCAATAGTTGGAACTTCTGATAATCTTGATCCAGTTTTGGAAAAAATTAAGGTTTGGTTTCTAGAAAATTATGATGTAGAAATAAAATATTTACAAGACAGAATTAACTCAAGCAGCATAACTGAAGATGGGGTAGAGTACACTACAGAAGATTGTGTTGCAATGCTTACAGAAGAAGAAATAAACACATTAAAACAATTAAACAGCATAGATCAAGAGTTATACGAATATGCTAAAATTTTGTCAATGTGATATAATGTATTTATAAGAAAGGCACCAAATGAACAATATTCAGTTTTTATCATCTTTGCCAGAGTTTGCGTCTATCTTCCCATTACCAGAACCTGGACAAAAACTTGTTCCAGAATGGTATAGAAAACAACCAGGCCTTATTGATGACAAATATGAAGGTGGTACTCTAAAACTTACAGTAAAAAAATGTCAACCATTTTTTGACGCAATGTCTATGGGCTATATTTTTAGGATGCCAGTAGATTTATATATTAATACAAAAAATGGAAAACTTGATTTTCAAATACCAAGAGAGTTTGAATCTCATCATGCCCACATAATCGCAAATCATTCAACAGAGCAAGTGTCTCACTATCCAATAGATCTTAATGTTTATGTAAATCATATACTTAGAATACATCCTATGTGGATGGTAAAGACTCCACCAGGATACAGTACACTATTTACTAGTCCTGCACACCAACCACATATTCCAATCAAAGCAGTAGATGCTATAGTTGATACTGATAATTTCTTTTCAGATGGACATATATCTTTCTTTTTAGAAAAAGATTTTGAAGGTGTTATAAAGCAAGGAACTCCAATTATTCAGATTCTTCCTTTTAAAAGAGATGACTGGGAAATGACAGTTGATCCAAACCATGATCCATTAATAACCGAAATTCAAAGAAAGGGAGTTAGATCTTCTTTTCAAAATGGTTATAGAATGAAGCATTGGGTTAAGAAAATATTTAAGTAAATCATTACTTTAGGGTGAGAGTTTTGGTTTTTATAAAACTCTGCTATACTTAAAACTATTCCGTTTTTGAAAGGACGATACACATGTCAGATTTTTTTAGTTTTAAACTTCCAGAGGACTTCGTAGAAAAATACAAGAACCAAGAAAGCCCATTTGGGTTTAAGGATGCAGCAGAAAATTCACTTGGAGAAATTACTTTTATTCGTACATATTCTCGCATGAAGGAGGATGGAACTAAAGAAAGATGGCATGAGGTTTGTCGTCGTGTAATCGAGGGTATGTATTCAGTTCAGAAGAATCATGCTAAAGAAAACCGTTTGCCTTGGAATGACTACAAGGCACAGAAGTCTGCACAAGAAGCATTCCAAAGAATGTTTGAATTAAAGTGGACACCCCCAGGACGAGGTATGTGGGCATTCGGAACTCCTATGACTATGGAGAAGAAGAACTCAGCAGCACTACAAAATTGTGCAATGGTTTCTACAAAAGACCTTGATAAGAACGATCCAGGAGCCTTGTTTGCTTGGGTTATGGATGCTCTTATGCTTGGCATTGGTGTAGGGTTTGATACAGTAGGACAGGATAAGCATTTCTCAATCTATGCCCCGACAGAACCAGAACAGGTGTTCGAAATCCCAGACACTCGTGAAGGATGGGTAGAGTCAGTGCGAATCCTTATCAACTCATACCTTAGAGCAAACCAAAGCATTCAGAAGTTTAACTACGATTTAATTAGACCTCTTGGAGCCCCTATAAAGGGCTTTGGAGGCGTTGCATCAGGACCTGCACCTCTTATCAAGTTGCACAACCATATAGACCGTGTAATAGGCTCTAGAGGCGGGGAAACACTAGACTCTCGTGCCATTGTAGACCTAGTAAACCTCATTGGTACCTGTGTGGTATCAGGCAATGTTCGTAGATCAGCAACTCTTGCTTTGGGAAATGCGGGGGATGAAACATTTATGAATCTAAAGAACTCAGAACTATTCCCAGAGCGTAACTCTTTTGATCCAGATAATCCAGGTTGGGCTTGGATGTCTAATAATTCTATTTCAGCAGAGGTAGGAACAAAGTACGAAGACTATGTAGATTTAATTACAGAAAATGGAGAACCAGGTTTTATCTGGCTTGATGTTGCTCGTAATTATGGCAGACTAAAGGATGCGCCAGATGGAAAAGACTATCGTGTGATGGGCTTTAATCCCTGTGCGGAGCAGCCATTAGAGTCATACGAATTATGTACACTTGTAGAAGTGCATTTGAATCGTCATGAATCTAAGGAAGACTTCCTGCGTACCCTGAAGTTTGCATACCTATATGGAAAGACTGTAACACTTGTTCCAACACACTGGCCACAAACAAACGGCATCATGCAACGCAACCGTCGCATTGGCACATCACTTACAGGTATTGCATCATTTGCAGATCAAAAAGGTTTGCCAATAGTTCGTGAATGGATGGACGAAGGATACAACAAGATCCGCCACTACGACCACCAGTATTCAGAATGGCTATGTGTTCGTGAATCAATTCGTGTAACTACAGTTAAGCCATCAGGATCAGTCTCAATTCTTTCTGGTGCAACTCCTGGAGTTCACTGGGGTCCTGGAGGAAACTTCTTCCTTCGTGCAATTAGGTTTGGAAACACCGATCCAATGATACATTTGTTCAAAGCAGCGGGGTATACAATTGAAGACGATGTTGTATCAGCAAATACATCAGTTGTATATTTCCCAATTAAATCAGGTCATCCAAGATCTGAAAAAGATGTGACACTATTTGAAAAAATTGCACTTGCTGCAACTGCTCAAAAGTATTGGTCTGATAATGGAGTTTCTGTCACATTATCCTTTGATAAAGAAACAGAGTCAAAACATATTGTCCCAGCACTTAATATGTACGAAGGACAACTAAAGGCTGTTTCGTTCCTACCAATGGGAAACACAGTTTATCCACAGCAACCATATACAGGTATTACTGAGGAACGGTATGAGTCATATATCGGGAAGTTGAAGCACATTGATTTTGCTGCAATTTACGACGGTGTGGATAATCTTGAGGCACAGGGTGAAGCCTATTGCACAACAGACTACTGCGAAATTAAAATAAACAAGTAGCCTTCTGTGGTAAAATAGACTTATAATGTCTACTCCATCGAACCTATATGCAGAAAAAATATTTAGTGAGCATCCAACTGCTTTGTGGGCGCTTGATGATCCAGTAGATTATTTATCATTAATTACAGAAAACCAAAGAAATATGGTTTCTTGGCCAACACCAATAAATGGATCAGTATCGACATATAGTGAATTCTCTAACCAGCCTTTTGTTTCAAGTTCAATGTTCAAAGTTACAATGACAAGCCATGCCTCTAATATAAACTATACAACGCTTGTAAGTAATGACATAACAAATTTTAGCAACCTTAGTAGCGACCTTGGAACATTTTCAATTGGTACATACATAAACTCAATAAGTCCATATATCGCAGAAGTTGCCATTGGCTTTGAGTATAATAGTTCTTATACTGGAGAGTTAATCCAAAACATAAAGAACTACACAATGCAAATTTCAGACTCTTGGAATTTTATTTCTGAAACATTTGATAGGCCAGATGACAACACTACCTTTAGAGTTGTAATAAAAATTGGCGCCTACTCTGGCGGGACAAATTCAGAGTATGATTTTTTAATAAATGGATTAACTGTAGGACAATGGTCAGAAGAGTTTAATTCTTCTTCTCTTGGAATTTCCCCATCATCTTTACCAAGCACCATATCAATTCTTGGAGGATCAAGCGGGTACACAGCGAAAGCATATGGACTAGACGAAGACAATGGATACTACCTAATTAATAGCAATATATTAAGAGCAAGAAACAATGGCATTCCGCTATGCTACGGATCCTCAAACTTGACATCTGTCTATCCAAACGGAACACTTCCTTCAATCATAATTCCTGGAAAAGGATTTTTAAATGAGGTTGGCAAATATCAAGATTATACTGCAGAATTTTGGCTAAGAGTTAATTCTGACGCAGTAACAGAAAAAAGAATCTTTGGACCAATTGCTTCAGATGATGGCTTATATGTGAACGGTCCATTCATAATGCTTAAAATAAATAATAATACAAAATCTCACTATGTCGGAGAATGGTATAGACCAATGCTAATTGACATAAGAGTTTTAAAAAATTCTGCATCACTTTTAATAAATGGAGAAGAAGTTCTATCAATGTCTTTTCAGACATCTGATTTGATTTTTCCAGAAGAATACTCGGTTGATAATAAAAATCAAAACTGGCTAGGGTTTTGGTCTTATGAGGATGTTACCCCAATGGAACTAGACTGTTTTGCCCTATACTCTTATTCTGTTTCACAGATGCTTGCAAAAAGAAGGTTTGCTTATGGGCAAGCAGTTGAGTTTCCAGAAAATATAAATACATCATACAGTGGTTCCTCTGTCTACATTGATTACCCTTTTGCAGATTACACAAGTTCTTATTCTTATCCCGATTTAGGAAACTGGAGCCAAGGATACAGAGACAACCTATCAATCAATGGAACCACCTTGGCAAACACAGAATACAGTCTTCCAGAAATTGTTTTAAATAATAAAACACAGGCACAGTTTTACTCTGATTGTTCATCAGTGCAAAATGAATCTGAAAAATTTTTTGCAATTCAGCACAACAACTCTTCTCAAACAAATGGATATATGCTATTTGATAAGTTTGAATATATTCAAGATCTAGTTTACTCTTTCTACGGAATATTTAAAAAGAGAAAATTAGTATCTGGTAAAGAAACATTAATTAGGTTCCAGTCTGACCAATCAAACGATTACTTTGAGATATGTTTAAATGATTCAGAAATTAGTTATGAGTTAAGATATAACGATTCTTTAGAAGTGTTAGCACAGTCTGTTTCTGTTCCTATTGGAGAAAAGTTTATTGCTGGGTTGAACATTCAAAAGTTTGTAGAGTATCACGGTGGAAATGTTGCATCATTCTTCGGAAATAGGCAATCGTTAAAAATATATCTAGGTGGAAACAAATTAATGGAAAAGACATTCCATGGAAATATTTATAAGTTTGCACTGCTAACAGAAAGAAACTTTCAAGACATATCTCAACTATTTAATGAAGAGAATGGATTGCCACTACTTTTTGATGATGTTTTTGATATTTATATAAATGCAGATCTCTCTCTTGGTGCCGATTCTGGATTACTTACACAATCTCAGGTATGGGATTATTATATGGACGGCGGTTCAAAAACTTTACAAGAATATACTAGTAGCCCAGACGACACAGCGTTATGGCCAGAAGAACTTCCTCAAATAGGAGATCACGTGGCAAGTTATACTTTATTTGCAACTACACTATTTGAAGAATACATTTTGGATGTTGCGGTTCAAGGATACTGGGAAGACAATCTTCCACTAACCTACCTTGCTCAATATGTAACAGATAGCCGTGGTAAAAAGTATTATGACTTAGATTTTATTCAATTTAATTTAAATTATCCAGCACCTTCAAAATTTATTCAGGAAACTGTTGACTCTGATTGGTCTTATGCAGAACTTCAAGAAAAGTTTTCTGTTCCAGTTGTGAGAGAGTATTCTTCATTAGACAATCATCTTTTTACTGGGTATGAAGATTATACTGATTTAAAAAATAACTCTTTAAAAACATTTAGGTATGACACAACCGACTCCTTAGTTAAGTCTTATGTAACTTTTCAATATACAGAATCAGGAGCCAATGAATCTGATTCTTATTTTATTTACAAGGAAAAAGCATCAAAATATGGAGTAGTGGAGCCAGGAGAAAATTGGATTAATACAAAGTATGAGGTTGTAAACAACATGCTTATCTATCCACCAAAAGATGCAGACATTCTTTCTTTGTCAATTGTGTATAGCCTTAACTTTATTGTTCGTGGAATCAGATCTGGCAGAATTAAACTTAGAAACCTTCAACTATGTTCACAGGCGTTTAATGCTACTGAGCCTAACGCCGTAGGAACAAGATTTGGAAACAACATTTATCCTTATAAAAAGTTAAATTATTATTACAACTATAAAACAAGAAACCCATTTACAATTTACAAAGGAAGCACACCGTATTTATATTTGACAAGATTCAGCGGTATAGAGTTAAAAGACCAGTATGATCCTAAGATTAACAGAGGTCTTGCAATTCCTATTAACGAGTCAGAATCTAATAACTACAAGATATCATCAATTCAGATGGCAGTAAGATTTGACCAAGACTTTTTCCCATACTCAGAAGTACAAATTTTTCAAATAGAATCTAAGGATGAACTTATAAAGGTTTTTATGAAAGCAAGCCAAAGAGATGGCAAGAGGGCAAAGATCTATGCAGTAAACGCTTCAACTGGCCAAGTAGATAATGGTATCTCATTTTATATTAATGGAAATGTAGTTAGAGAGCCACACATATCGGTTAAAGAGTGGGCATTTCTTGGAATGAACTTCACTGGTCTTTTAGATTTTAAAAATACTGTTGGATCATTAAACTTAACTGGTCCACTTACATTTAACACCATATCGTACTATAAGTCCACTCACCTACAAGAGATTCAGCAACAGTCAACGAGACCTTGGTTTAGAATTCAGGGCAATTTTAATAATGAAATCCCCTGGGATTTTTGGAGAACTCCAACTATTAAATGGAATGGTGTGCTCATTTTCTCAACAAAAAACTATTATGGAGTAGATCCTTCAGATGTTTATAAGAGTTATACAGGAACAGATAAGATAATCGTAGATTCTGACAAGGTTTTTAGTATCAATAGGTACAAATATACTATATATGGCGATGTTCAATGGCAACAGTCGGTCATCGATGCACTCTAATATGGTATACTTATGGTTATGAATATGGAAAATCCAAAGAAAAAGAAGAAGTCTGCCCCCAGAATGAAGGGGCAAGTGGGAGAGTCCCGTGTAAAAGTTATTGAAAAACACTACGAGTGGGGTCTTTATGTATACAAAAAGGCTAACGGAAAATGGTTTACAGATGGAACTGGTTCTGTTTTAAATATTCAATCTCAAAAAGGTGACATATTTCAGATATCTAAACTTAAAGAAGCAGCAAAATATTACGGGGATGAAGGAGATGGAACATGCGTATTCGTTCCAGGACTAACAAGAATCTCAGAAGAAGAATACTCTGAGCAAAAGCAAAGACTATCAGAAGGACTTATTCCTTCAATGAACGATCTTGGAGCAGTTCAGGCAGCCAAGGACACTATTGCGAAATACGGAAGTGATGACTAATGAGTGAAGACAAAGAATTTTTTATTAGAGCAAAGACAGATGTTCCTCTTCCAGAAGATGACACATTTATAAAGCAAGACCCATTCAATCAGTCTTGGGATGTAATTAAAGACCTTCAAGGACTTGACGCTAACTTTAAAAGAAGAACCTCTAGAATAATTAAAGGTGAAGCAACTCAAGCATACATTGATAGTTCAAGAGCAGACAGCGTTGGTATTGATGGAGCAAGATCTAAAGAGATTAACTCAGGAGCAGTATTTAGAAATGCCTACGGACTCTTTGATGTAATTACTCCACCTTGGAATTTATACGAACTTGCAAGTTTTTATGACACATCATTTGCTAATCACGCAGCCATCGATGCAAAGGTAGAAAACATTGTTGGTCTTGGTTACGAGTTTAAAGTTTCAAAGAGAACTATGCTTAAGTTGGAAGCCTCAGAGCCAAAGACTTCTGAGAATGCAAGAAAAAGAATTGAAAGAGCAAAGATTGAAATGACCGATTGGCTTGAGTCTTTAAATGATGAAGATTCTTTTACAACAACAATGGAAAAGGTTTTTACCGATTTACAGGCAACAGGAAATGCTTATCTAGAAGTAGGAAGAACTGTTCGTGGAGACATTGGATATGTTGGTCATATTCCATCTACGACAATGCGTGTTCGTAGATTGCGTGATGGATATGTTCAGGTTATTGGAAACAAGGTTGTTTATTTCCGTAACTTTGCAGCAACAAATCCAAACCCACTAGGAACAGATGCTCGTCCAAATGAGATTATTCACTTTAAAGAATACTCACCACTAAATACATTTTATGGAGTACCAGACATTATGTCTGCAATTGGATCACTACACGGAGATCAACTTGCATCACAATACAACATTGACTACTTCCAGAACAAGGCGACTCCAAGATATGTTGTAACTCTTAAGGGTGCTAAGTTGTCCGCCGAAGCAGAAGACAAGATGTTTAGATTTTTGCAGACAGGTTTAAAGGGGCAGAATCACAGAACTCTTTATATTCCATTGCCAGGAGACTCTGACACTAACAAGGTAGAGTTTAAGATGGATCCTGTAGAAAACGGAATTCAGGAAGCATCATTTAAAGAATACAGAAAACAGAATAGAGATGACATTCTTGTTGCTCACCAGGTTCCTCTTTCTAAGATTGGTGGTTCTGATTCTTCGGCCATCGCTGCAGCACTTTCACAAGATCGTACCTTTAAGGAGCAGGTTGCAAGACCAGCACAAAGAAATCTTGAAAAGATGATTAATAAAATTGTAAAAGAAAAGACAGATATATTAGAGTTTAAGTTTAACGAACTTACTCTTACAGATGAAATTGCTCAGTCACAGATTATCGAAAGACTTGTTAAGACACAGGTTATGCTTCCAAACGAGGGCAGAGAACTTCTTGGTCTTCCACAGATTGAAGGTGGCAACGAGCCCTTTGATCCAAAGCCAGAACAGGCAGCAAACGATAATGCAGACAGAGCACGAGACACTGAAAGAACAAACAACCAGTCTGATGGACCAGCCACAGTAAGTGGAAGAAATCCAAAAGGCGAAGGCCGAGCATCTCAATAATTGAGATAGCGTAAAAAGGGCTCTATAATGTATACTAGCATGACTATCTCAAAAGCACACTGGAATACAGACGGTGAGAATATTCGCCTATCAATGCCACTTAGTAAGGTGGACAAAGACAGGCGTACCGTTTCTGGGTTTGCATCATTAGACAACCTTGACAAGCAAGATGATATTGTAACATCAGAAGCATCAATGGATGCATTTGCAAAATTCCGAGGTAACATTAGAGAAATGCATCAGCCATCAGCAGTAGGCAAAATGGTATCATTTAAAGAAGACAAGTACTTTGATCCAGAAACTAAAAAGTTTTATAAAGGTGTTTTTGTCTCTGCATATATTTCAAAAGGTGCACAAGATGCTTGGGAAAAAGTTCTTGACGGAACATACACAGGCTTTTCAATTGGCGGAAGAATGAATAAGTGGGATGATGCTTATGATGAAAAATCAGATAAAACAATTAGAGTTATTAAAGAATATGATTTGGTAGAGTTGAGTCTTGTTGATTCCCCTGCAAATCAGTTTGCAAATATTATGTCAGTTGAAAAAGTTGATGGACTAGATGTTATAAAAGGTGACGAAACAATTTTAGAGAATGTATTTTGGGACAAGCAATCAGGTTTGGTTATGCTTTCACAAAATGAATCAGAAGTTAGCCCAACTTCAGGTGAACCAATGGCAAACATAGGGTTCGTTGAAAAAACGGATAATGAAAAAACAAACATGATAAAATTCTTAGTTGATAGTGCTAAAGGCATTAATACTTCTAAGATTAACAAGGAGGTAAGTCCTATGACAGAAAACACAGAAATGGTTGCAGAAGTTCTTGAAACAGAAGCACCAGTAGAAGTAGAAAAGTCAGAGGTCGCTCCAGAGGCAGATGCTAATACTCAGGAAGTAGCAAAGGCTGCACCATGTGCAGACTGCGGAAAGGCTATGGACGCATGCGAATGCGATTCAAAGGCTGACGCAAAAGAGGAAGAAGCAGAAGACAAGAAGCCAATGGCTCCTAAGTCAGATGAAGTAGTTGTAGAAGCAGATGCACCAGCACTTGCAGAAGCAGTTGCAGAAACTAACGATGGTCTTGAAAAAGCCTTTAGCGATCTAGTTTTAACAGTTAAGTCATTGCAGGCAGAAGTAGAAATGCTTAAGTCTTCAAAGGTTGATGTTGAAACAGCAAAAACATCATTTGAAGCAGTTGCAAAAGATATTGCAGCAGTATCAAGTGATTTCAATGAATTTGGTAAGCGTGTGGAACTTGTAGAGCAAGACACTGCTTTCCGAAAGTCTGGCGATCTCGGCGAGATAGTACAGAATCAACCTGAAACGGTTGAAAAATCCCTATGGGGCGGTAGTTTCCTCAAAACAGCCGACTTATTCAATTAAAAATAAAATAAGTAAATTCACTAGGAGGTGACAATATGTCGGAACAAAATATAGAAAAGAACCAGCCAGGTACTTCAGGTAACCTAGGCGGAACAGCACCAGGACTCTATCAGGGTCAGGGAGCGTTTGCATCTGGATCAGATGCAGGTTCAAATACACCAGGTAATTACACCGATGGTGGTGTCTTGGGTAATATCCCAACAGCGCTATCAGGAGTAAACTCTGGACCAAATGCAGTTAACCCTTCAGGTGAGGCTGGATCAGGTATCCTACGCCCAGAGCAAGCACGTCGTTTTATTGACTACGTGTGGGATGCTACCATTCTCGCCCAAGATGGCCGTCGCGTTACAATGAGAGCCAATACAATGGAACTCGAAAAGGTAAACGTCGGAGAGCGTGTAATTCGTGCAGCAGCGCAAGCAGTTGGCGACTACACAAACGCAGGTGCAACATTCTCAAAGGTTGAATTGACTACAAAGAAGATTCGTCTTGACTGGGAAGTATCTGCAGAAGCACTAGAAGATAACATCGAAGGTGCACAACTAGAAGATCACATTGTCCGTTTGATGACAAATGCTTTCGGTAATGATATCGAAGACCTTGCAATCAATGGAACAGGCACAGGATCAGACGCATTCCTTGCAATCATGCAAGGCTTTGTTCATAAGGTAAAGAATGACGGAGATGCTCATGAGTCAGTTGTAACAGTCGCTAATAACGCCTGGACAACAGATGTAATGCAGGACATCATTCTTGCAATGCCACGTAAGTATCGTGCCATCAAGTCTAACTTGAAGTTCTATGCTGGTACAGACGCATTCCAGGGAATCGTTAAGAATAACGGTACTCTAGCAGACGCAGTCGCAGAAGCATTTGCTTCTCAGGCTGGCGGTACTCCAACAAATCGTCAAGCATATCTTGACGGTGGAGCACAGACATTCGGTGGAGCACGTACAACACGTGTTCTCGGAATTGATGTTCAGGAAGTTCCATACTACCCTGCAGGATATGTCGACTTGACATTCCCACAGAACCGTGTATGGGGATTCCAGCGTGACATCACTGTAAACCGTGAATACAAGCCAAAGAAGGACACTGTAGAATATACAGTATTCGTACGCTTTGGTCTTGAGTGGGAAGAGCAAGATGCTATTGCCTACGCAGACGCTGCAGCAGAGTAATCTGTAAACAGTAAAAAATTAGGGGGAGTAGGAGTTAACGCTCTTACTCCCCTTTATTACTTATAATGCTATAATACTAACAAGGAGGAATTATGGAAAACATTAATGAAAATCCAATTGTTGAAGAAACAGTATACGAAGCACCAGTTTTTGAAGCACCAGTTGTGGAAGAGCCTGCTGTAGAAGCCCTAGTGGTTGAGGATGTTGTAGAAACTCCAGTTGTAGAAGAGGCTGCTCAGGCAGTTGTAGAAGCACCTGCATATCAGGCACCTGAAGAAGTTCAGGCACTTGGATCAGTAGCAGAAGGCGTAATTGGAGCAACAACAGCACCAAAGGCACCTGCTAAAAAGAAGTCACCAAAGGCTGCAGAAAACAGAGAAACTGTAGCAATTTACTCAACAAAAAATGTAACATGGTCAGAGGTGGGTAAAGTAAACCGTGGCTATAACATTGTTGAAAAGGATGCTGCTGAAAAGTGGCTTACTCGCTCCCATGTTCGTACAGCAACACCAGAAGAAGTTGCTAAGGAATTTGGTAAGTAAATATGGAAATATTGAGAGTTCCGCCATACGAAACTATTGCAGTTAATTTTGTTGTCCCAGCAGGGTATAACAATATAGACTTTTACGCAAGAGTAACGGACATGGCGGATCTTTCAATCCAAACTGTAGAGTTTTTAGAGTTGTCTACGGGAGAAAATATAAACATTTCTCTTCCTGGAAGATATGACAATGATTACAGAATAGAGTTTTGTACCCATGGGGCAGACCCAGATGATCCTGAACAAGTCATTCACGAAGAGTTTTATGAATTAATAAGACCATATGTAGACCCAAACACATTAGGAACAACAGCATCAGAGATTGCTGAATATACAACATTAGAATTAGTAGCAAGATCAATGATAGACACATTTGTTCCAGAAGGATTTTATAATAAAAAGGTGACAGTCATCGGAACTGGTAACGGATCAGATTACTTCTCTTTATGGGAAAAGGTCTATAGAGTATTTAAGGTTTATGAGAATAACCAATTAGTTTATGATAGATCAACTCCAGAATTAAACGAGCACGAATATTCAATAACATCAGATAAAACCGCTATACAAAAAATACGTGATGGTGTAGTTAATAGGTATGAGTCCACAGCCCAAAACCTTCCAATAGCAAGCGGAGATCTTGCCTACTATGGATATGATGGTGTAGGATTCCCTTCAGGATATGATTACACATTTGTTGTTGATCACGGATATATAACAGTACCTGCTGATATTGAGTACGCAGCAAAACTGTTAGTAGAAGATCTTAAGTGTGGAAAACTTGACTATTACAAGAGATACATAACAGCATACAACACAGATCAATTTAGAATTCAATTTGACAAAGCAATGCTTAGCGGAACAGGAAACTTCCTAGTAGATAAGATACTGGAGAAGTATGTTAAAAACATTGTTAAACCAGGGATAATCTAATGATCTGCGAGCAACCAGATTATATTTTTCCAATGCAAGCAGATGTATATTATCCTCTTGTTGAACAAGGTCCATATGGAAATGTAAAAAAAGCATGGATACAAGACAGAACAATTGCAGCCAATTTTAATTCTGCTGGTTCTGCAACAAAAGAAGATGTTGTTCCAAATGTAAACATTACACAAAAAAGTATTCTAATCGGCAGATGCAAAACAGACATAAGAGTATCTAGCCTTGATGCAAATAATGCCATGACTAACATAATCCTAACAAACATAAGAGATAAAAACTGCAACGAAATTTATGTAGAGACATCAGGTCCAAGATCAGGAAAGTCTACAATTTTTGAAATAGCAACACAAGAACCGTTTGTTGGCCCTTTTGGTGGAATTGAGTATTACAACTTACTCATTCGCAGGTCTGAAAACCAGGCGGTAGACATTTGATAACTCTAAGGTTTGACTCAAAATCTTTTAATAAAACAATGAAGAATGTAATGAACTATTCTGGTGGATTCTTGGATGGAGCACAGATGGGAAAAAAAGATTTCTTTGATAATCTTGGACCAGAAATTGTTCAGATTGCTTCTAACTTTATCGACACTAATGCTAAGGTATCTCCAGAAACATTACATCACGTATACGAATGGTACAAAACTGGATCTCCAGCAGCAAGACTTTTTGATATTAACTACACAGTTAGTAATTTAGGACTTTCTTTTATATCGGTATTTAGACAATCAAGAAGCGTCCAGGATGGCGGGACTGTTCCGTTTGCCAACAAAGCAAAGATAATGGAAGAAAGTAGGCCAGTCGTAATAGCACCTAAAAACGCTCTAGCGCTTGCTTTTGATATTAATGGAGAGATGGTTTTTACAAAGAAGCCTGTAGTTGTTTCAAATCCAGGAGGACAAACACAGGATGGATTTGAAAAAGCATTTGATACATTCTTTGGACAGTACTTTACTCAAGCATTTTTAAACTCAAGTGGACTTGCTCAATACTTTGAAAATCCAACCTCATATAAAAAGAATTTATCAAAAGGTAGTCGTGCAGGAAGATCAGCAGGAATATCTACTGGATACAGATGGGTAGCAAATGCGGGGGTAATTAGATAATGACAATATATACAGAAGAAGAGCAAGCATCACTAGGCCAAGAACTATTAATAAACACACCAATGTTATGGATTAATAAATATCTTCAAGAAAAACTAGCAGACTTACAAATTGGAGTTCCATTTTTTCCACCATCTCCAAACACAATAGATGATTTAACAGAAACTTGGATAGTCGTAAACGATGAAAGATACCCATATCAAGGTTTGAAATGCACATTTGACAGACTAATAAGAATGAGAAGGACACCATTTCCCCACATAAAATGCGAACAGTTATTATACTATTTTTACGCAACTCAAGAGGGAGTCACTGACAAAATGATAGCAACTACCGAGACGGTACTCAGGTTGATGGATCGAGAGGACGAAACAGCAGAAGAGATAAACTCCTGGATGCAGGGTAAGACAATCGCTGGCCACACCCCAAAATTTAGATTCCATAGATTTAAAGTCTATCAACTTGAGGAAGTCGCAGATATTATTGATTTTGGTACGGCAAGAACTTACGGAGGCAACAAGATCATTATTGATTTTGACTACCACCAGGATAGCGCTTTAGCAAATATCTAAAAAGGCTGTTATACTTAGACTGAGGAAACAAGCCCCTTAATTCAAAAAAGAAAAAAGAGGTGAAATACATGGCATATACCCGTGGTTCGAACGCTAACATCATCGTTGGCGCAGCGGCTCTCTTCACATATGAAGACGGTACGCTAACAGACGCAGACCTTCCAGCATACGAAGCAGCGACATCATTTAGAGAATCTCTAACAGATGACGCTTCATTCCGCAATGTTGGTTACACCATGAATGGTTTGGAACTTCAGTTCCAGCCAGATTTTGGTGAGGTTGCAGTCGATCAGGTTCTTGACGTTGCTAAGTTGTTTAAGCAAGGCATGCAGGTTAACTTGAATACTACATTCGCAGAGTCAACTCTCGAAAATCTCTTGTTTGCTATTGCAGGCAAGGACTCAGATCTAACAGCATACAATACGGCTGGAGCAGGGTCATCAGCACTTAATCTTTCAGCAGGCGAAATTGGCGAATGTCCAGTAGAGCGTGGATTAGTTGCAGTTGGTCCAGGAACAGGTGACTGCGAAGCAGGTTCATCTATTGAACGTATCTACGTTGCATACCGTGCACTCTCAATTGAGAATGTTTCAGTATCAGCAAAGCGTGATGAAGCAACAATGTTTGAAGTTTCATTCCGCCTTCTTCCAAATGACTCAGCGTCATACGGTAAGATCGTTGATCGTGCAATCCCCAACGCATAATATAATTAAATATATTGCAGATTTGCCCAGACCGTAAAAAGTCTGGGCTTTTCTGTTTTGTTTTGGTATACTTGTATGATGGCCACAGAAGTATATAAAACAAAAATAATATCATTAGTAGATGATACAAAAATAGAGTTGTCTCCATTAAAAATAAAATATCTTAGAAAGTTTATGCTTGAGTTTGAAAATGTTAAAATAGCAAACGGAGACCTAGAAGCCATATCTGCCTTATCCGATTGCGCTATGATTTGTATGGAACAATATAAACCAGAGATTGCAGTTTCTCAGGAAGTATTTGAAGAATATATTAACCTAGAAATAATCTATAGCATTCTTGAAGTAGCAGCGGGAGTTAAAATAAATAAAGACTCAGAAGAAGAAGTAAAGAAACAAGCAGTAGATAGCGGATCAACCTGGGATGACTTAGACCTTGCAAAAATTGAGTCTGAGGTTTTTCTATTGGGCATATGGAAAGATTATGCAGAACTAGAAAATTCTTTATCTATGCCTGAGTTAGTTATAACCCTTTCAACTGCAAGAGATCTTGAATATCAAGAAAAGAAATTTTTAGCAGCAATGCAAGGCGTAGATTTAGATAAGAACAAAAATGAAAAGAACGCCTGGGAAGAAATGAAGGCAAGAGTATTCTCAGGAGGCAAGGCAACAGACGCAAATGACATTTTAGCCTATCAAGGAATAAATGCTCAAAAGGCTGGTTTTGGAATCGGCATGGGCATGGATTATGAGAGAATAGACTAAAAAATACGCTTGGCTATGGTATAATTAATTAATTCACATTGGAGGAAGTACATGTCAGAAAAGATTGAAAAATTTGAACTGTCACTAATAGATGGTACAAAGTTCGAAGCAAAGCCACTAAAAATCTCATTGCTAAAGCCTTTCATGAAGGCGTTTACAGGTTTGGCTGATGTTGCAGATGATAACGAAAAGTCTATGGATGTATTGCTAGACTGTGTTCAGATTGCATTTAAGCAGTATGTTCCAGATCTATCAGAAGATCGAGAAAAACTGGAGGAAAATCTAGACCTTCCTACAGTGTACAAAATTATTGATGCAGCATCTGGAATTCAACTCTCAGATCCAGCAGCATTGCTAAACGCACTAAAATAAAACAGTAAAGAGGGTGCAATGAATTGTCTGATGTAAATGCAAATATAAGTATCAATTTTGATACTGGTCAAGCACTTGCAAGTTTACGTCAGTTACAGGCGGGTCTCAGCCGTTTTAATCAATCACTAACTCAGGGCAATGTCGCTGCTGCCAATGCACAAAAGGGTCTTAATGACCAACTTATGCAGGCAATCAATGCCACTGGAAAGTTCGTTGCTACACAGAAAAATATAGCAACAAGTACATCTTCATTTACATCAGCGCTTGAAAAAAATCAACTCTCAATGCGAGAGTACTTTAGGTATACTGCTGCTGCAGCGACAGCAAACACTAAAGTATTTAAAAACATGTTTGCCCAAGAGCGTGAGATTATTAACCGTGCTCGTAAAGATCGAGTAAAATCTCTTCAGGCTCAGTATATTCAGTTGTCAGATGCTTCAGGCAATTTTGTTAAAACTTTGCAGGTAGTTCCAAAGCACCTTCAAATGGTAAATGGTCAGTACGCAGACTATGCTACAAGAATGCAGATGGCAGCACAAAGACAGCAATTCTTGAATCAGTTGCTTAAGCAAGGCTCAACACAACTTCTAAACTTTGGTAAGAATACTCAGTGGGCAGGTCGCCAGTTAATGGTTGGTTTGACAATACCTCTAACACTTCTTGGATCCACCGCAGCAAAAATATTTATGGAAATGGAAAAGGCTACAGTTAAATTCTCTAGAGTTTATGGAGATATGACAACTAGCGGAGATGCAACAAACAAAGCAATTGCAGATATTCAAAGATTAGGTAAAGAGTTTACTAAATATGGAGTAGCAGTAAAAGATACAATGGAAATGGCAGCATCTGCTGCTGCAATGGGTCTAACTGGAAATGCTCTAAATGCACAAGTAATTGCAGCAACAAGACTATCAGTTCTTGGACAAGTTGAACAGCAACAGGCTTTAGAGACAACCATATCTTTAACAAATGCTTTTGGAATCGCAACTCAAGACTTAGCAAATAAGATTAACTTTCTTAACGCAGTAGAAAACCAAACAGTTCTTTCAATTGAAGATTTAACAATTGCCATTCCAAAGGCTGGACCAGTTGTAAAGCAACTTGGTGGATCTGTAGAAGATCTTGCATTCTTTATGACTGCAATGAAAGAAGGTGGAATCAACGCATCAGAGGGTGCTAACGCACTCAAATCTGGTCTTGCTTCTATGATTAACCCTTCAAAGAAAGCAAGTGAATTCCTTGCAGGCCTCGGTGTTAACATCAAAGGTATTGTAGAGGCAAACAAAGGAAACTTAAAAGGAACAATTGTTGGATTTGCACAAGCACTTGATACGCTAGACCCACTTAATCGTGCAAGAGCAATTGAGCAACTATTTGGTAAGTTCCAGTTTGCTCGTCTATCAACGCTATTCCAAAACGTAACAAAGGATGGATCTCAGGCATCCAGAGCACTTGCTTTAGCAGGAGCATCAGTTGAAGAACTAGCAATCTTATCTGAACGAGAACTTGGAAAAGTAGAGGATGCAACTGGTGTAAAATTTAAGAAGTCTATTGAAGACCTTAAGAATCAACTTATTCCAATAGGAAAAGCATTTCTTCAAGCAGCAACACCAATTGTAGAATTTGTTGGAAAACTATTAACAAAATTTAACAACTTAAGTGAAGGAACAAAAAAGACTGTAGCAATTATTGTTGGAGTTGTCGGTGGCCTTGCTCCAGTTGTTTTGATGACATTTGGTGTTGTAATGAATGCACTTGCAAATGGAATTAAATTATTTGCAAAACTTCGTGAGGGAGTTGCTAAACTTAACGGATCAAACAATGTTCTTGGCGGAGGGTTTGATTATTTAACACAAGAACAGATTGAGAATGTTGCACAGACAAATGCGCTACATACATCACACTCTCAATTAATATCTACATTTAATATTGAAAAGTCTGCAGTGGATGGACTTGCAGCAGCATATGGAAACGCAGCAAGCCAAGCAAGAACATTAGCAGCATCCTCACCAGGATTATTTAACACTGTGCCAGGCCCAGCAGGTGCCGTTTCTGGATTACCTAAAAAGCCAATTGGGTTTGCACAAGGTGGTGTAGTTCCTGGAAGGGGAGATAAGGATACTGTCCCAGCAATGCTTACCCCTGGAGAAGTTATTCTTACAAAAGACACTGTAAGAAATAATCCAGAGTTAGTTGCAGCATTACAAAATAATTCATTTAAGAAATATCATGATGGAACTGGTGGTGGCAGTGAAGACATTGCTGCTAGTTTAAGAGAAAGATTTACATCTACATCAGCACCAGGATCAGAAGCCTTCAAGGGAAGAATGAAAACATTAGTAGATGGAGCAATGTCGCAAACACAAAAAGGTGTAGAAAGAGTAATTAGGTTTGCAGCAGAATCAGGAGTAACAATTACTGCTGAGCAAACAGATCAAATAGAGTTCTATAGAAAAGAAATGCTTAAGTCAGTTCGACAGGCTGGAGATGCTCTAGTTGGTGCAATTGATTTAACTAAAGATCAAATTAAAGATAGACTTAAAACAATGTCTCCAATTGCAGGAACACAGGCTGCACCAAACAGAAACACATTTGATTTAGTTGATAAGCACGGTAGCCAAAACTTGTCTGAAACATTTGGTCACTTAACACCAGGAGTAAGAATGTCTGGTCCTCAAACTAGAGAAAGACTAGAGCCAGGATCAAAAGTTGCTACTGAAATTGATGCAATAGAGAGAGCAGCAAAACATTTAAACAACCTTCCACAGTCTGACCCACGAAGACCTAAAACACCAATAGTTCCTGAATTCAATGTAGTCAGCGGACTTGGTATAGATGGCATGTCACAAGAAACAAATACACTATTAAAAAATGGAACTAAAAATACACAAGAATTCTTAAATGAATTAGGCAATGTTGGACCAGTTCAAGCGTGGGATACACTAATGAAACAAAATGGCCTAACTATAGAAGAAAATGGCCGAGAAATAGAAATTTTACACGCAAAATTTAAGGCTTTTGTTGCAGACCTTGCAACAAAGAAAAAAGTAATTTCTGATGCAGATGTTACAGGATTCCTAACAGGAATAGAGAATGATCCAGATATTAGTCCAAGAATGAAAAATGCAGTATCAAGATCTAACAACACAATAACAGCAGCCCGACTCAGTGGTGTTTCTTCTACAGATGGAGCAAACATAGAAGATGTTGTTAGAAGTGGAGAAGTAAAAGTACCTGGTTTAGTAGACCGTACAAAATTTAAAATTGCAAAATCTGGTAGTGCACAGGGTGGAGAGTCTGTATCTAATAGAGTTAATGGAATTGGATTCTATGATGCAGAAGTAGAAAAACAACTAGCAGCAGAAGCAGAAACACTTAGACCTCCACGAGTAAGGGCTACTCCAGAAGCAGAAGCAGATGCTGAACTAGAAGGTGAAAAGATTGGCAAAGCAGCGACAAGAGGTGTAAGGAAGGGTGCAAAAACAGAGTCTCCTTCTACAGATGGAATTGAAGTTGGTAAAGATATTGCAGAAGGAGTTGTCATTGGTTTGCAACAAGGAACACCAGGGGTTGTTTCTCAATCAGAACAACTTGGTAATGCTGCAGTTCCAAAAGAAGTAATAAACGAAAAGATGGATGTTGGAAACAAGGCATTCTATGATGACCTTAATAATCCAGAAGACTATGAAGAAAGACAAATTCTTAAATCAGAAGATAGGCAAAGAAGAAAACTTGGTAAGGCTCGTGCAAGTGTTGGCAAAACGGATATCGACAACAAGCAATTTTATGATGATATTGATACTCCAGAATTTCGTGAACAAAGACAAATACTTAAGTCTCAAGATAGACACAGAAGAAAACTTGCTGCTGTTGGTCAGGTAGGAGCAGCAACGCCAACTGATGTACCTTCTCAGACTGCACAGTTAACTGCTGCCTCATCAAAAAGAGTTACAACTGCAACTGAAAAATTAGCAGTTAAAACAGAAGAAGCCGCAATTGCTCAAGCCCAGATAGTTCAACAAATTAAGGATGAGAGTAGGTCAAGAGTTACGATTAAGGGCAATACTGTAAATATTGGTAAGGCTCGTGAATTAGCGGATAAGGCTGAAAACGAAGCAGCAATTACTAAAGCCCGTGCACATGCACTTGAAGCAGAACAAGCAAAGCAAAAGAAATCAAACTCACCAACAACAATTACTGATGAACAGGTACTTGCTGCTAAAGAAAAAGCAAATGCTGCAGAATTAGAGTATACACAAATAAGAAAAGAATTAGCAGAACAGGGTATAGGAGCAGCCCAACCAGCAGAAATTAAAAAAGATCAAGAAGTTATGTCTAATGGAACCGTTGAAGCAGGAGACGGTATGAGACGAATTGTTGAGGGTACAGACGACACAGCAGACTCAACTGTACTAGTTGCAGATAAAACAGATGAACTTGCCAGCATAACTGGAGAAGCAGTTGATGCTCAGATGGCAAATACAACCAACCTAATAACTGGTAGCAAATTAACAAATGCAACTACACAAAATCTTGGAGAAGTTCTTCAAGCAACAGATCAAACTGGATTAGCCCAAGGTGATCTTGCAGAATCTTCAGAAAATACTGCTAGACTTAGTAAAGATATTGAAGAAAAAAAGAGAAAAGAAAACGAACTAGCCAAAAAAAGACTTGCTCGTCTTATGGCTGAAGAATCTGTGGATGGAGTTATTCCTCCAGGTACGCAATCAGCAAGCAAGTATATTAACCCAGAAGAAGCCATGGGCGCAGAAGAAGCATATGACTATGCAATGGGAAGCGATCCAGACCCAAACGATCCAACAGATAAAGGTCAGACTGGTTTTACAAAAGATAAATTTGGCAAAATTCTAATTGATCCAGAAACTGGAAATCCAACACATCTTACAAAGAAAGAACTCACAAAAAAGACACGCGGACTTCGTAAGGAGAAGGTTAGTAAGATATCTGGTAAGGCAGCAGGAGCATTAGGAACAGCAACAATGGTTGCGGGTATGGCTGGTGCTCCACCACAGGTAACAGCAGCACTCGGCGCTGCAGCAACTGTTGCTCAGTTTGCACCAGCACTTGCAGGTATGGGCCCAATCGGTTGGGCAGTAGCAGGTATTGCAGCAGTAGGTGCATCTGCTTATTTGGTCAACAAACATTTTGAGGGAATGGCAAAAGCACAGGCAGAGTATGTAAGAAATACAACTGCAAGTTCTGAAAAACTAAAAGCCATTGGAGAATTAAACGGTGTCGTTGGTGCCAATGAAAAAATGAATAAGCGTAGAGAAAATGGACAACTTCAGGGATACAACGAAGTAGAAAGAAAAGGAACTGACTACGGAGTTAAGTATTTAGAAAATGCAACTGGAAAGTTAATGATGGATTCTCTTAAAACTAGCATTAATAAGACTGGAGCAAAAGAAGCAGCAGAAGAGGTTGCACTACAACTTGCTGCACAGGTATCTGATGGAGTGCTTACTGCTGAGCAGGCAAAGAGTGTTGCATATCAGATTGGACTTAATCTAAAAGACTCTACAATGACAATGAATATTAATGGAAATCTGAGAGCACTTATTGGACCTAACGGAGAAGATCTTATTAACGATCCATTTACAGCAAGAATGAGACTTGTTGCAGTTTCAGAAAACAAAACAAAGACTGCTAAAGCAAATATTAAAAAGGCTCAAAAAGAAAATATTGGCTGGTCTTGGATGGGTCTTAAAAAATCTGGAGCAAATGAGGCTGCACAGGTCGCAGCGCTTTCTGGTGCTGCAGTTGAAATGGCTTTGCTTCAAGCAGACTCAATGGCGGTATATGTTGAAAAGCAAAAAGAAACTCTTGAAGCACAAAAGGCAATCACAAAAGATAAAGCAGAGCAATTAAGAATTGATACGCAACTAGCAAACCTTGACTCAATGTCAGCAAGAGCAAATGCAAGAGTTGCTGTATCTGTAGACAATGCCGTTGACCAGACAGATGGAATTATTACTGGACAAAGTGGTATTACAAATACAAATCCTATTCTTGGAATGATGAGTGGAAAAAACCCTATTGACGCACTGACAGGTGGTTATGGTATAGGTGCCCAAGGTATAGGTATGGCAATCTTACAAAGCACCATGCCTGGGGTAGGTGGAATACTTGGTTCTCTGCTCAACAGAGATGGAAGAGTAGAAGATGCTTACTTTGATGCAAACAAAGACGATGTAAAAGCAAAGTATAAAGGAACATCGCAAGAAGCGTCAGCACAGAGAGTTTTAGATTTAGGTGCAAAAGCAGATGAGGATGCATCATTTAAAGGTGACAAAATTGCTGGAAGAAAATTTGAAGCCAAGTTACAAATCCTGATGTCTTCTGGAGTAATGGATCCAGATTCAATAGAAAACCTTCTCAGAATATTTGGAGGAGATTATAAGAAATTAAATACTATGCTTACAGTTGGTATAAAAATGCACGGTGGAGCAAAGATGGCAGAACTTACTGGCCTTCTTGGCAGCACAAATGATGCAAGTGCAAAAAAGATAATTGTTCGAATGGTAAGAAAAAATCCAAAAGAGTTTGATAAAATTGCAAGAGCCCTTGCACTTATAAAAGCATCAGATGGACTTGAAGTTAGCATGGACCTAATGCTTACAAATATGACTCAATATGAACTAGATCAACTTGCAAACAAACTAGACATAATTGATAAAATGAAAACGCCGATTGAGCAAGAAGTAATTATTAAATACGGCAAAGATCATGAAGTAGACATGAGTGGCATTATTGAAGACTGGGATTACTATGGACAAATGAAACCAGAAGTAAGAAAAGAAGCAGTTGCAACTTATGTAATGCTTAAAGAATTCCTTATGAGTTTTGATAGTCCAGAAGCAAAAAAACAATGGGCAATTGACACTGCAAAAGCCGCAGCAGAAATGGTTGGAGAAGAAGGCGACGCCAAATATCAAGAGACCTACGAAAAAACTTATAAACTGATAATGCTAGATGATACAGGTGCAGCAGCGTCTGGTCTTGTTCAAACAAAGTATGGTGAAGATCCAAACCTAGCAATTCTAACAGCAGGAAATATAGGTGATCCTCCAGAGAAAAAAGACAGAGACACAACATACGATGACCTTCTAAAGCGTCTTCGTAATGTTCGTAATGCTGCTATTGATGCATCAAAGGGAGTTAAGGAACTAAACGCCGCACTTGCTGCATCTGGAGCAAAATCAGTTCAAAATAGATTTGAAGGTATTTCACAACAACTAAGAAGTAAGGGTGTCAACGAAGAATTTATTGAATACCTAAAGGGACTTGACACAAAAGATTTAAAGAAGTTTGCATTTGTTGCTACTAAAAAGGGTACACAAAAATACACAGAAAAAGTTGGAAAAAGAAATAAAGATGGCAGTATTGCTAAAGATAAAAATGGCAAAGTCATAATGGTAAACAAAGAGCAGAAGTACAAGGCTGGCGATCTTGTATTGACTGATCTTGGAAATCAAATGAAGCGTGGTGGAGAAAAGGCTATAATTGGAGAATTCCAAGAAGCACAAAAGATATCTTTAAGAAACCTTAAAGACCAAGAAACCGTACAAAGAAAACTTTCAGCACTAGGATATGATCAAATAGCAATAGAAAGAATTCTTGGAGATGAGATGTCAACTCAGATTATTGCTTCTAACAGATTAACAAAAGAAGAGTTAGCCCGAAGCGCTGCATTAGCAAAAGAAGTTTCTTTAAGAGAAAAAATAAATGGCTTAATTGAAACAGGCAAAGAAGCATTAAAATTAGCAGCAAACATAAAGAAGGCTCCACAACTTCAAGAGTTCTTTGACAAAATGAAGAGTCAAGGAATAAATCTTTCCCCTGCAGCAATGCAAGGTATGTTAACAGATCCAGCGCAACTAGATGCTGCAATAGCAGCAATGGCTTTATATGAAGATGGTGCTGATGGAGCCCTTGGAAAACTTCAAGAAATTGTTACAGCACTAGAAGCCATTAAAGCAAATTCAAATATTCAACTTGCTCTTGAGTTTGCAGCAAAAGATAATTACGGAAAGGTACAGGCTGGCGCTGCAGCAGCGCAAAGAGTAATGGATACTAGGAGAGTTGCATACAACAACATGACTCCTGCTGAAATACAAAAACAGACTGTAACAAATGCTAGAACTGGAGTAACAACTAATGCTGGCTCAATAGGATATGCAAGTGCTGTTAAAAATAAGTTTGGTGATGAAAAAACTGCAGCAGCACTCGAAGCAAGCATTGCTGGTAAGTCTTTGGCTGGAGTTCAAAAAGAAAGAGACGCCTTAGCAAAAAGATCTGCAGTTGCCGCTGCAGCAGCAAATGTTTCACAACAGATGCTTAGTTCTGCACAAGATGCACTTTCAAAATTGCAAGAAGGTTTATCAAAAACTCTTGATGGTATTAATAAGAAGTATGATGAAATAATTAAGGGGCAGCAAAAGAGTATAGAGACTCTAAACAAAAGACTTAATGACGAGTTTGATAAGAAGATAAAGTTAAAGCAAGAAAGAATTGGAATGCTTTCTAATGACCTAACCCTTATGGACAAGCAGGCAGAATCTATTAATGAAAAATATGATGCTCAAGTCACAGCGCTACAAGAAGTTCAAAGAGTTCAAGAAGCCATTACTGCACAACAACAACAGCAACTGGGATTAGCAGATGCACTAACCCAAGGAGATTTATCGGCTGCAGCCCGTGCTGCACAAGAAATTAGGGCAGCAAATGCTGCACAATATGGTGGAGGTCAGTTTGAAGCACTTGATCTTTCAAGAAAGAATGAACTAGACTCACTTAAGGGTGCAGAAAGTGGACTTACAAGAAAGCAAATTACAGAAGAGCAATTCCAAATTCAGCAAGATTTGTATAAACTTGAAACTGATCCAGTAAGAAAGAAAATACTTGAAGACATTGAAAAACTTACAGAAGCAATTGCAAAAAATGAAGAACTACGGACAAAAGAACTTGAAGATGCTGAAAAGAGCATAAAGGCTCAAATAGATGCACAACAACTTGTGGTAGATGCAGCACAGGCTGCTTCAGACATTCACTCAAAGATAACTGCTGATCTTGCTTTGCAGGATGCAGAACTTGCAAGTCAAGAAATTGCCTTAGCAGCAATTGTTGATAGCGTTGTGGATATAGATGACACAACTGGATTGACACTTGAGGACTGGAAAACTCTTGCTGAGAAAACTCTAGATGTTGAGGGATATGCTCAAGATATTGCACAAGCACTACTTGCAAGCGAAGGAAGTTCAGCAGCAATCGCTGCTTCGTGGGCAAGCATACTTGAGACGATGAAGAATCTACCAAAGAGTATTACAACAACACAATTTATTAATACAGTTAACACCGTAACTACAAAGACAGTTACAACACCTGCAGATCCAACATCAACAGCATCAACAGCAAATGCAGCAGTCGATGCAGCAACAAAAGCAAAAGATGCTGCACAACTAGAAGTTGACACTGCAGATAAAAATTTACAAGAGGCATACAACAAAGGACAATGGTATAATTTCTCTTCTTTACAGGGTATCCTTGCCGATAAAAAGTTAAAATTAAAAGATGCAATCACAGCCTTAGATGCTGCCATTGCAGCAGCAGCAGTCAAAAAAGAGCCAACGCCTGAAGAGGTTGCAGCAGCAAAAAAGAAAAAAGATGAAGAAGACGCAGCAGCAGCCCAAGCAGCAGCAGACAACGGAACATCTAGTTCCAACTGGAAACCAGGAGATCCATTGCTGTATCGTGCTAAGGGAGGAATGATTAACCCAATGAGATTTGCTATGGGTGGTTTTGCAAAGGGCTCAGATACAGTTCCAGCGATGTTGACACCTGGAGAATTTGTTATGAGTAAATATGCTGTTCAATCACACGGAATTGGGAATATGAAAGCAATAAATAGTGGTGCCCCACTCGCTGGAGATTCAGTGTATAATTATAGTGTTAATGTTGCTGTGCAGTCAGATGCTAATCCAGATGAAATTGCAAGAGCAGTAATGAGACAAATAAGACAAGTAGACTCACAGAGAATTACGGGGAATAGAAACTAATGCCAAACTCATACGCATATATGCGAGGTAGACAAAAATACCAAAGACCACAAGGAGTCTTATGGTCTGAGAACTCTGGAACATTAGTAGAAGATCCATCAAGTACTACAACCCCAAAACAAAAGGTTTATATTCCAACAGGTATTGAGATAGGAGCAGATCCAGGTTTGGCTACTGGAGATGATGTTCTCAATCAGTTCTTAATATTATCAGATGACAATAGAGGTCCAATAGATTTTAATCCAACAAGAATTGAAAAACGGGAGAGAATGATTAATGGTCGTATGCGATCATATCATATTGCAGATAAACTTAGCATAAGTTTAAGATGGGAAAACCTTCCTTCAAGATCACACGGACTAAATCCATCATTTAATTCGTCTGGTAAGACATCTTTAATAGATGAAGGTTTGAGAGAGCCAGGAACAGATGGATTATTTTCACAACTTCCAAATATTACAATACAAAATCAACAATATACTACAGATGGTGGCGCTGGCGGAGTAGAACTTTTAGATTGGTATGAAAATCATCAAGGATCATTTTGGATGTATTTATCATATGACAAATATAAAAACTTTGGATCAGACAATAAAGCATATGGACATCTTCCTCAATATAATCAACTAATAGAAGTATTCTTTTCAGATTTCAAATACACAGTTTCAAAGCGTGGAAATATGATGGATCTATGGAACATTGATGTAACCTTGGAAGAGGTATAATGTTTGAAAACGAAGAACTCAAGAATCATCTTGAGACATCCTCAGTAATTAAAACACAGTCTGCGATTATTGCAGAGTGGAATATGAATCTGCCAGGGAATATAGACACAATTGGAAATTACAGGTATAGACCAAATAGCCCAGAATCTGTATACGAATCTCTTCCAAATACATTTGTTGCAGAAAATGATCAAAGCGCTACTAGATTTTATTACGGGGCCACAGACTCTGATGTTGTTATTGATGGTACATTTACAGACAATGGACTTCCAACAACCTTGATGTCTAAGGGTGACAGGAATGCCCTCTTATACTCCCTAGAAGACTGTTTTAAGCCCTTTAGACCAAGGTCTGGGATCAATAAGGCCAGGGTGATGGACAAGTCCTTCATACACCATCCTAACTCAAATATGGCAAAAAGACCAAGATTTTATATATCAGACAAAAACGACGGGTTCAAATATTGGTCGTCATTTAGAAAAGAGATACAGTATAAGTATACATACTCAGACTCTACAGTTAGATATGGATTCCTTCCAACATTTGTAGATAATGATGCAAGCCAGACAGTCAGAAATGCTGTATTTTTTGATAACAAAGAGTATGGAATATCAAAGCAATCTGGTTCAAGATACTTAATAGACGATACAGTTCCATTTGTTGTATACAAAGAATCTCTACCAGCAAACAGAGTCGTGTTAAAAATGCAGACTGGTGTCGGAGATGTTGACCTAGGAATAACTTCAGATCCATTCTTTGGCTATGCAAACCAAAGAACCCCCGTTAAATGGAAAGTTCAATATTTAGAAAACAACAGTTGGATAGATATGCTTTCATTTAATGAGGCATCGACGAGAGCCGACGGAAGTAGAATTATAAAATCAGATGGATATGTTGAACTGGCATATGGATTAAAAATTCCTAATGAGTATAAGGAAATATTTATCTATGCAGAAAGATATTCGTCAGAAGTTCCATTACCTAAAAAATCTGTTAATGGATACGCTTACTTGATTGCAAATGATAATGAGATTGGTCAGTTTTATATTTGGCTAGATAGCATAAATAATTATGCAAAGTTTAAACCTTCCTATGGGTGGTATCTGCAGGAAGAAACAGTTGAAAGATTAACAAATTTTGTTACTGATCTAACAGCCCCAGACTATTATGTAAACTCAACTGATGGAAAAAACACTTATAGAGAGTTTCAAAACATACAAGGGTTAAGAGTAGTTGTCGAAAGCATAAACACAAATTTATCTGTATTTGATTTAATAGAAATATCTCCAAGACTTTCTGTAAACCTAACAGATAAAGCAACAAGTTTTTCAGTTAAAAAGGCTCTTTCTGATCTCGGCAAGAGCGGTCTTCCAGTAGGCCAACTTCTATCCGCAACTGGAACTCTCGAACTGTTTGATTTTGATGGAGCGTTTAATGAAAATAATCCAAACAGTATGATTTCTAAATATATTTCTAGGCATACCCAGATAAAGTTTTATGATGTTGTTTCAGATGTATCTGGCTATGACTATTTTATTCCTATCAAGACAATGTACGCATCTGGATTTCCTAAGTCAAATGATAAAGACAGAAGAATAACTCTAGATCTTAATGACCTATTCTTTTATTTTGATTCAATCGATGCACCACAAACAGTTATGACAAGCGTATCTCTTAGTTCTGCAGTGTGTATGCTTTTAGATTCTGTAGGTTTTGCTAACTATACATTTAAAAGACTCCCAGGAGAAAAAGAACTTATCATACCGTATTTCTTTATACAGCCAAATATTTCTGTAGCAGAAGTTTTACAAAGTCTAGCAATCTCAACACAGAGCGCAATGTTCTTTGATGAGTATAATAATTTTGTTATTATGAGCAAAGACTACATGCTTCCATCAAATAGCGAAAGAGAATCTACATTTACATTCTATGGATCAACAGACCAAGAACATCTAGGTGCAATAGAAAATAAGCCTACAAAGCCAAAACTTGCAAACATTATTGACCTTGTTTCTAGTGATAATCTTGTTTATAATGGAGGGAAAATTACATATAGTCCAAAATATATTCAAAGAACATTTGGATCTATTAAGCAAGCAAGCATGATTGACAACCAAAAAACTTGGAGATATAAACCAGTTCTTCTTTGGGAAATTGCTGGAACAGAAAACTTAAAATCAATAAACAATGAGGTTGGAAATATGTCCTCCTACATGTTAAGCGCAATTCCTTTAAATTCAGACTTGTCAAATCAAATACCAGTCGTATCTAATAGAGCAATTACAAATAACATAATTGATTTCGGAGAAGGTGTATATTGGATATCTAGGTACAATGGATATTTTTATAGTGGCGGAGAAGTAGTTAAGTATGACGCTGTAGAATATAATGTTACTGGAACTGGAAATGTTTGGATAACAAACTCTAATGAGTATAATGATTACTTTGGATCAGTTCCGTTTAACGGAAAAATATATCCAACAGGTCGTGTAAGAATTTATTGTGAGCCAGAGTATGAAACGGTGTCTGGTGTCCTTAAATTAAAAAATGGTAAAGTTGCAAAACATGGTAGAGGACAATTTGGAACACCAGTAGTTGTTCATTCTGCTGGCATTAATCCTAGATGGTATGACAATGCAAATGTCCGTGGCTGTGTTATGGATTCTAATAAATATTTGTTTACAGATACTGCACTTACAGCCCCAGGATCACTTACAAAAGATTTGTCATTAGAGGAGGGTCCTGCAGGAATATCAAACACTTTAGCCCAGTCAACTGTAAGAAATGGCATCATTAAAAATTTTATGTCGACATACCTGGGAACAGAAACAGACCTAAACACAAGAAGAACAACACAATCAGGAAGCATACAGTCTTCTGCATTAATGATGAATGGACCAGCATTTACAACTTCAGAGAAATCAACTGATTTTATTTCTTATGTATATAAACCACTAGATAGCAAATTCAAACATTTTGGAACAAGAATGAGAATCATTGGAAAACTGACAACTGGTAACGATGGGCAGTCTGCAGTGGGATCATCAACATACTATGTGGTTCCAGGAACTACTCCAGATAAAAACATAACTGTGTCTGGCGGTTCTGGTGGTCTAGGCTTAATGTTAAACCCAGAAAATAATAATGGATACTACTTTGAAATTTCAGCACTTGGATCAAAGAAGATAGATAACAAAGCAAATAAATCTAATGTAAACAATGTTATGTTTTACAAAATAATGAAAAAAGCAGGAACAACTGAAGCAGTTCCAGTAAAACTTTGGGAAGGACTTGCAAATATTATTGTTGATGATGGAAACTTTACAGGACAATACAGAATGGCAAATGAAAAAAATCCAACTGTTTATGATCTTGCAGTTGAATATTTAGATATTGGAAAAATAAGAAAATTCTTTTTATATATAAATGGAACATTAATTAAAACAGTTGATGACGAAAACCCTCTTCCAAAGTATAACAACATGGCAGCATTTGTTCGAGGATCATCAAGAGTTATGTTTGAGAATATGTATGCTATATCAGAAAACTATTCACAGATACAAGGAACAAAAATAACCACTCCAGTTCAGTCTATATTTGATGAAGACGGAATTGATACAAACGAGTCATTCAGAAAACATTCTATGAGCGGAGTAATTCAAGGAACATATCTTAGCGGTATTGGTTCTTCTGAAAATCCAAGCCACAACATTTACTTTGAAGAGTTTGGCTCAATTATGAGAGAGGCTGCGACATTTAATGTTAAATACGATAAAGCATTTCCAGCATTATATGCAAAGATGTCTCCAACCTTTAATAGAATAAAAGGATACACCGTGTCTGGATTTAGAGCGGGATCTTATGGTGCAGAGTTTATGATTTTTAATGCAACAGATACAGCCCTTAGCCTAGACTCAGGTTCTGGAAACTATCTTAGAATTCAGGGAGTTACGTTTACACAAGAAAATAAAAATGAACTAACAGTAGACAAGTTCTTTACAAAAAATAGTGACTTTTCCAATCCATCATTTAATGGAGAGGATATAGTTACATCTCCGATAAAAGCATCTAAAGAATATCAAGATATTAAGGTTAGCAGAATGACCTACGGAGTTAAAGAGTTTTCTCTAGAAACCCAACACATTCAAACAGAAGATGCAGCCACAGAATTAATGTCTTGGCTAGTAAATAAAATAAGTAAGCCAAGAAAGTCTGTAGGTCTAAAAGTATTTTCTATGCCGATTGTACAACTTGGAGATATTGTTAAGATTGATTATGTCCAAGGTGGAATTAATAAAACTGGAGATCCAGAAACAGAGTATGTTGTGTATTCTATAGACTACTCTAAAAACTCATCTGGACCAGACATGACAATTTATTTAAGTGAGGTATCATAATGGCTAGTCTTATACCAGGAGATGTTAGCATTATGCCAATTCCTAGGGCTCCAGGAGATGTTAGCATTATGCCAGTTCCAGAGACTCCAACAACAACTAATCCAGGAACAACCCCGCCTGCAACAAAGATAGCAAGTCCAGATCTAATAATTATAAGAGATGAAATACTTCCTATTGACACAATGACAGACCTAGTGTTTGAAAATATTGGTGGACACGAACTCATAAATGTATCTAGACACGATTTAGTTAACGGCATAGATGTGTTATACCAGCCAATTAAAAATCTAAGCACACTATATCTTCAATATAATCCAGAAAACATTTTAAGACTTCAAGATACAACTCAGTCATATTTTAAAAACTTTCCAATTCAGTATTCAAACAAGATACCAAATGTTGGCACAGGTTCTAACGGTGAGACTATATACATAGAAGAAGAAACTGGGGATTTAATCATAAATGTGATAAACCTTGCAAAAGGAGAGCAAGTCGAAGTTCAGGTTCTAGCACAAGGAGAGGTATTTGATGATACAATATATGGTGGAGTGTAAAAATGATAACTGAATTTGGCAAGGGAATAATCGGAAAGTACCTTATTGGTCAAGCACCAGCGTATGCCTCATATATTGCTATTGGCTGCGGACCAACTCCAACTGAAGCAAACTCTCCAGATGTAGACTATTCGGCTAAAAAAACTCTTGATCTAGAAATGTTTAGGGTACCCGTAGTATCAAGAGGGTATGTAAACGATAACGGGATTAACAAGGTAGTGCTAACAGCAGAACTACCAACAGAAGAAAGATATGAGATATCAGAGATAGGATTGTATTCTGCAGGATCAAACCCTTCAGCGTCTGTAAATGACAGTAGAACAATCTTTGCTTTTGATGACTCAAAAGAATGGGTTGTTGGTTCTGGAACGGCAATTCCTACAATATCAACTCCACTAGATGCTGGTGATGCTGGCGTTGACGATTTGGGCACAGATGAAATATCAGTAACTCATCCAGTATTTAAAACAAATGCAGACAACAGAGCCTTTGCTAATGTGAATAGAGTTGCAAGATATGAAAGATGTAGATTTTTAAACAGAATGCTTATTGTCCGTGGGGATCATTCTACTTTAGGAGTTGTCACTACTAATTCTGTAAATCATTTAAATCCAACAGGCGGTTCTTATATATCTTTAAGCGGAGAATCTCTCAACTTTACTCAAAATGCTCCAACAGATGAACTTAAACTTGCTTTCTCTGTTATAAATAAAAATCCAAGCCCATCATTTTTTCCAGACAAAGTTAGAATCTTAATTGATTTTTCTTCATCTGCAACATTTGATGCTGATGAATGGGCAAGGTTTGAAGTTATTTTAGATAACTATGATTTTGAAGCAAATAGATATATTGTAATAACAAAACAATTGCAAGATCTTTATAAGAGTGCCCCTGGATTTTCTTGGAACTCTGTAGACAATGTAAGAATTTATACATCAGTATTAAAAGCAGATGCCACTTCTTCTGATTTTTATGTAGCATATGATGCACTAAGATTAGAAAACAAAAATGAATCAAATCCACTCTATGGAATGACTGGATACACTGTAATTAAAAACACTAATGCTAAGACAATTGTAAAGCAAGCAAACAAGACAAGTTATGTAGAATTTAGATTTGCTATGGATGTAGGATAATGGCAACCCCAGATTTAGGAATAAAAAAGGTTACAGTACTAGCAGCAGACCTCCCAGACCTGCCTATTGGATCAACAAAGTATATTGTTAGGTTTAGATTTGTTTCTGATGACAAAAATAGAACATCTCACTGGTCCCCATCTCAGGAAGTTGATCCGTCTAATCCAGCCTAATAAGGCTGCCTTAGTGGTATAATAGAATAACTATGCCAAATATTCCAGCATTACCTGAGCGTGGCCAGCCACTAGATGTATCATATATATATAAAATTGTAGAAGCATTGACAGACATTAATAATGCTATTACTGTTTCAACTGGAAAAACAATAACTATTGACACAGTAACAACAGGACCTCAAAGTGGAAAAACATCAGATGCCAAGATTATTGGCGGATACAAAGAAATCGTTAGCGGTACAAGCGTAACTGCTGGAGAAGAAAAATCTTTTGATTATCCATTTTCTGACTACAAGTATCCACCAATTGTTACTGCAACAGCAGTGAATATCAGCGGATCTGATGCAGGTAAAAATGTGTCCATTGTTTTAAAGCCAGTAACAACCAATAAGGTTGAAGGTGTTATTAGATTTAATTCCGCAGGTAACGCCACTGTTGGAATTAACCTTGTGATAATTGGTATACCTAATTAATGCTAAAGTGTAACAAGTGCAGAGGAAGAATGTTTATTGACAGGATATACAGTTCTCCAATGCATCTAGAAACATATTGTATTTTATGTGGTAACAGAAAATTTTTTAATCCACCAGAAAGTTCTGAAGAGGGAAAATGGCTACTAAAAAAGGAACAACTGAAAGCGAAGGCTACAATCTCGCCAATGTAATACCTGGTAATAAAAAGGTATGGTTTCTCAATGGCGATTTAGTTAGAGTACATCATTTCAACAAATCTAATGGAATTATGTCTGTTTATAATATTACAAAAGATCAAATTGAAAGTTGTTTAGTTAGTGATTTTAAAAAGAAAAGAGAACGAGCATACACTGTAGGTCAGACTGCTGATTTAGTTAATCGTCATAAAAAGTATATGCCTTCATTAATGAAACGAGGAGTCATTCCAATTCCAACAGGATCTCAAAAAGGCGGGGAAAGAGGATGGCAAGTAAGATCATACTACTCAGAATCCCAAGTAAGAGCGATTCGTGATATACTTGCTACGCACCACATTGGTAGACCAAGAAAAGATAATTTAATAACAAATGATATTACCCCAACTAAACAAGAGTTGACACGAAGAATGGGGGATGGTATACTTACATATACGAAGACAGAGGATGGACGGTTTGTTCCAATTTGGAATGAATCTATTTAACGAAGGGTATGAAATGGAAAACGATTTAACGAAGGTATCCGTAACACTAGGATACACATTAAACCTTGGAAACTTTCAATCACTAAGACTTGATCTTGGCGTTGTTGATTCCAAGCGTGATGGAGAAAATACCGATCAGGCTTTTGAGAGAGTCTATAAGTTTGTTGAAGAAAAACTTACAGAAAAGATTAAAGAAGCACAGTCTGAGGCAGACGAAACATAATGGCCGAACGCAAAGACCGAATGGCTTTGCTTTCAAGATATGCCAAGTATCACACTGCAAAGTATGAGTCAAAGCCATCACTTAATCTTAATGTAGAGCAATGGGCTGCAGATGGACTTATAGAGTCTTACACAATCTCTGGTTGCTATGACATACTTGAGTATTATTTTAAAGTAGCAGAGACACCCTCATGGAACCATTTTGCATATAATGCAGAAAAGATTTTACAGGCACAAAAGGATAGAATTAAAGATAATCAAGAAAGACTAGAGCGCAGACGAATGGCAAAGGAGTGGTTGAGTGAATAACACAGAGGGAAAACTTTTATCTGCAGTTCTTCAAGACAAACAAATTCATGTTCTTCTGCAAAATAACATTGACTCCCTTTTAAGAACTCATACAGATATTTGGAATTTTATTAGACTGTACTCAGAACAAAATGCAGCACTACCACCAGCATCCCTAGTGGTAGAAAAGTTTAGAGACTTTGAACCAGTTAAGGATATTGGATCTACAAAGCACCACCTTGCAGAACTACAAACAGAATATTTAAATGACAGCCTAAAAGATATTCTTAGATCTGCAGCATCTGATGTTCAAAGCGGTAACGGCAACGGTGCACTAGAAACTCTTATTACTAAAACATCAGAACTAAAAAAGAACACTTCCACAATTAGAGATATTGATGTCACAGATCTAGAGTCTGCGATTGCTTACTTTGAAAATGTAAAGAAGCAACAAGCCCTAGGACATATCGGCATCAAGACTGGATTGCCAGGATTTGATAACTACTTGCCGTCTGGAATTATGCCAGGGCAGTTAGGAGTCTTCTTGGCATACCCAGGTATAGGAAAATCTTGGCTTGCTTTGTACTTTGCGGTTCAAGCATGGAAGCAAGGAAAATCTCCCCTTGTAATCTCTCTTGAGATGTCTGAGACAGAAGTTCGTAATCGTGTATTTACTATTATGGGTGAAGGATTGTGGTCACATAGAAAAATCTCTAACGGAGAGATAGAATTAGACATGCTAAAGTCTTGGCACCAAAAGAATCTTCAGGGTAAGCCAGAGTTTCATATCATTTCAAATGACCAAGGCGGGGAGATTAATCCATCAGTACTTCGTGGAAAGATCGATCAGTACAAGCCAGACTTTGTAATTGTTGACTACCTTCAGTTGATGGCTCCTAACCAGAAGTCAGACAATGAAACGGTACGAATGAAGAACCTTTCAAGAGAACTTAAACTAATGGCTATTGGCGAAGAGGTCCCCATTATTGCTATCTCATCTGCCACACCAGATGACGCAAATGATTTAAATAGCGTACCTACTCTTGGACAGACTTCCTGGTCAAGACAGATAGCCTATGATGCAGACTGGGTTTTAGCCCTAGGCCGTGCTACAAATAGTGATATCATTGAGTGTGCTTTTAGAAAAAATCGTAATGGTTTTATGGGAGACTTCCTAGTTCAATGTGACTTTGATAAGGGATACTATAGATACAAAGATTTCGAAGATAAGACGGTATAATATAATGTGCAGAATTTTCATCATAGAGCAATCAAGAGGTTTAACCTTAATGGAGTCATCCATGATGATTCTGCAATTGAAAGATTAAAGGGTGAGTATATTAGACTTCTTGTCTCAGAGATGAAGTTGTCTGGATATGTGCCAAAGTTTGAGATTGAGCCAGATTTTACGCTAGACTTTAATGAAAGAAAAAAGTACTTTGAGTTTGAATTAACATTATATGGAATATATGTAGGGAAAAGGAAAAGCGAATGGATAAGCGGAATATACGGAAACAAAGCAATATATACGGAAAAGAGCAAGTTAAAAGAGTTCTCGCAGGATCAGGCATAGATGCTGTCTCTGAACTAGAGAATGAGTATATAGTTTATTGTCCATTTCACAATAACACCCAGACTCCCGCAGGAGAAGTAAACAAAGATCAGGGAACATTTTTTTGTTTCTCTTGCCACAAAGTATCAGACCTAGTTGAATTAGTTATGCACACTTCTGGAAGATCCTATTTTGAGTGTGTTAGATTTATTAAAAGTAAAGAAAAAGAAATGGATCTTGAAAAACAAATCAACCAACAACTTTATGTTAAGCCAGAGTTTACAGCATATGATGAACTAATATTAAAACGACTATACAACAACCTTCTTTCTTTTTCAAGAGGCAAAGATTATTTATCATACAGGAAAATATCAACATCTTCCTGGGCAAAGTTTTCCCTTGGCTACTCAGAAAAACAAGACATGGTTACAATACCAGTACACAGTCCAGACGGAATACCAATTGGTTTTGTAGGAAGATCAATTGAAGGGAAAGAGTTTAAAAATACTCCAGGACTACCAAAAAGTAAAACATTATTTAATTTACACAGAGTAAAAACATCTGGAAAGGTTTATGTTGTTGAGTCATCATTTGACGCAATAAGATTAGACCAGGTTGGATTTCCTGCAGTAGCAACACTGGGTGCAACAGTATCAAATGCACAAATAGATTTGCTTCAAAAGTATTTTAATGATATCATTGTCATAGCAGATAACGATGAGGCAGGCGGAAACATGATGAAGAGAATTCTTGAAAGACTTGGATCTCGTGTATCTGTAATAAAACTAAATAAAGAATACAAAGACATAGGCGATATGGACGACGCAGCAATATCTGAACTAGAGTTTAGGTTTGACAACTCCATAGATTCTATGCTAAACTAATATAACAAAACAAAGGAGAAATATATGAGCGTAGTAAAGGGATTAAAAGCAATCAACGCCCTGCTCGACAAGCCAAAATCAGATGGACCAAAGGTTAAGTGGTTAAAACTTGCAGATGGTCAATCAGCAAAAATTAGATTCATTGAAGAACTGGATGAAGATTCAGCAAACTACAATGAAAATCGTGGCCTTGCACTTGTTGTAAAGGAACACACAAACCCAAAGGACTACAAGCGTAAGGCTGTAGATACAATGGAATCAGAAGGCCGTGACTGGGCAGAAGAAATGCATCGCAAGGACGTAAAGGCTGGATGGCGAGCACGACTTCGCTTTTATTGCAATGTTTTAGTAGACGATGGTATTGAAGAGCCTTATGTCGCTATCTGGTCAATGGGTATCAGCAAGCAATCATCATTCAACACAATCAAAGAATATGCTATGGAGACTGGAAGCATTTCAAATGTTCTGTGGAAGTTAAAGCGTAATGGTCAGGGAACTGAAACTAATTACACACTTATTCCATCAGCACCAGACAAGGAACCATTTGACTGGAAAGATATTGAACCATATCCATTGGAGTCAGCACTTAAGAAGATTCCTTATGCAGAACAAGAAGCCTTTTATCTAGGCTTTGACACACCTTCTATTACATCGTCAACGAATGCCGACTGGTAATAGATGAATTATGTAGGCTTACATGTCCATACCCATTTTAGTTTATTTGATGGGATTGCTACTCCAGAAGAATACGTGAACCGTGCAGTTGAGTTGGGGATGCCAGCAATTGCCATCACCGACCACGGTACTTTATCTGGGCATAGGGAACTGCACCGTATTGCAAAAGCAAATGGCATCAAGCCAATTCTAGGTCTAGAAGGATACATGTGTGCAGACATATCTGATAAACGAGATAAGTCTGAAAGAGAAGGTCAACAAGATCTTGTCTACAACCACATTATCCTTCTAGCCAAGAATCAAATTGGTTTAGAAAACCTTAACAAGATTAGTGAACTATCTTGGACAGATGGTTTCTTTAAGAAGCCAAGATTTGATTTTACTATTTTAGAAAAATATAAAGAGGGCATTATTGTTACATCTGCTTGCCCAAGTAGTGTCCTTGTGAAAGCATTAGAAGAAGAAGAGTTTGCACTAGCCAAGAAGTATATCTCTTGGTTTAAGGAACGATTTAAAGATGACTATTACATTGAGGTTATGCCTCACAATGATGCACAGATTAATAAGTATCTTATAGAACTCGCAGATGAGTTTGGAATCAAGGTTGTTGTGACACCAGACTGTCACCATGTTGATCCATCACAAAAAGAAGTTCAAGAGTTTAAATTGCTTATGAACACACACGGTAAGTTTGTAAAAGATGCAACATATGAAAAGTCAAAAAAGAAGGCTAACATGATGGAACGCCTTGACTATCTCTATGGCGAAGACCGTCAGATCACATTTAATAAGTTTGATATCCACCTGCTTTCATACGAAGAGATTAAAGCAGCCATGGAATCGCAGGGGATAGATAGACCTGACATATACTCAAACACAATCCTATTAGCAGAGACAGTAGAAGACTATGGAATCCAAGAAGGATTAGACTTGCTACCAGTACAGTACAAGAGTCCTGATAAAGAACTTGCAAAGGCTGCACTAGAAGGTTTGGTAGAGCGAGGTTTGTCAGAGAATCAAGAATACCTTGATAGACTTGAAGAAGAGTTGCAGATTATTAAAGATAAGAAGTTTGCACCATACTTCCTTGTTGTGAGCAATATGATTAACTGGGCAAAGAAGGAAGAGATTATGGTTGGTCCTGGCAGAGGTTCTTCTGCTGGCTCTCTTGTTTGCTATGCACTAAAGATTACAGACATTGATCCCATTGAGCACGATCTTTTGTTCTTCCGTTTTATTAATCCAGAGCGTAATGACTTTCCAGATATAGATACAGATATTCAGGATACTCGTCGTGAAGAAGTAAAGGACTATCTTGTTAGACAGTATCGACATGTTGCATCTATTGCTACATTCCTACAGTTTACTGGTAAGGGAATTGTAAGAGATGTTTCAAGAGTCCTAAACATTCCTTTGTCAGATGTTAACAAGGTTTTAAAAACTGTAGACACGTGGGACGACTTCTGTAGTTCAAAGTCAACTAGAGAGTTTCGTGATAAGTATCCAGAGGTAGAGATTTACGGAGAACAACTTCGTGGTCGTATTCGTGGTACTGGAATCCATGCTGCTGGTGTTGTAACAGCAAAAGAACCAATCTTTAGATACGCACCACTTGAAACAAGATCTTCTACAGGATCCGATGAAAGAATTCCTGTTGTTGGTGTTGATATGGAAGAGGCTGAAAGAATTGGTTTGATTAAGATTGATGCTTTAGGTCTTAAGACTTTATCTGTTCTTAAAAACACAATTGATATAATTAAAGAACGAGACGGAAAAAAGATTGACCTTCTTAAAATTAAAATGGACGACGCAAATGTCTATCAGATGTTATCAGATGGATACACAAAGGGTGTATTCCAGTGTGAAGCAGCACCATACACAAACCTTCTTGTTAAGATGGGCGTTAAGAACCTAAACGAACTTGCAGCATCAAATGCTCTTGTTCGACCAGGTGCAATGAATACTATTGGAAAAGACTATGTTGATCGTAAACATGGTCGTCAGAACATATCATACACACACCAAGTACTAAAGGAATTTACAGAAGACACTTATGGCTGCATTCTTTACCAGGAACAAGTTATGCAGGCATGCGTACACCTTGGCGGTATGTCCATGTCGGAAGCAGATAAAGTTAGAAAGATCATTGGCAAGAAAAAAGATGCTAAAGAATTTGATCAATTTAAAGAGAAATTCGTAGAGGGAGCATCTAAGTTTATTGCGCCTAATGCTGCTCGTGATCTATGGCATGACTTTGAGGCTCACGCAGGGTACTCATTTAATAAGTCACACGCAGTAGCATACTCAACACTATCTTACTGGACAGCATGGCTAAAGTATTATTACCCACTTGAGTTTATGTACTCAGTGCTAAAGAATGAAAAGGATAAAGATGCGAGAACTGAATATCTTATTGAAGCAAAAAGAATGGGCATTAGCGTTAAGTTACCTCACATTAACGATTCGGATATTGATTTTAAAATTGAGGGTAAAGGCATTCGGTTTGGACTCAGTGCTATTAAGTTCATATCTGACAAAATTGGTGAAAGATACATATCTGCACGACCATTTAATTCGTACAAAGAACTTGAAGAATTTACCTTTACAAAAGGAAACGGAGTAAATAGCCGTGCACTCCAAGCGCTAAGAGTTATTGGTGCAGCAACCTTTAATGATAATCCTAGAAATGATCAGGAAATTAAAGAGAACTTGTATGAATACTTAAACCTTCCAGAGTTTAATATTTCAATACCTTCTCATTATTATGCATTCATTCAGGACATTGTTGACTTTGAAGAAAAAGGGTCATACATTTTTATGGGTATGGTAAAATCAATTAAGCGAGGAACAGGATGGTCACGAGTTGAGATTTTGGACAAGACTGGCAGCGTCGGTATATTTGATGATGAAAATACAACTATCGAAACAGGTCGTTCTTATTTGGTTCTTTGCAATGACAACAGGATTGTTTCTTTCATACCTTCTGAAGAAATAAAAGAATCATCACACGCACTTGTTAAATTTCTTGGGTATAAACAGTTACCATACAAAGATGAAGAAATGTTTGTTGTGTCTTTTAAGCCAAGGATTACTAAGACTGGAAAGAAGATGGCATCTTTGACACTTGCAGACACAAGCAGAGATCTTCATTCTATTACGGTTTTTCCTACATCATTTGCAAAAGCATATATGAATATTGAAGAAGGAAAATCTTATAAGTTTGATTTTGGAAAGACTAAAGACGGAACCGTAACATTGGAGGATGTACATGTCAGTTAGTATAGAAGAGGCTTTAGCACAACTTGATCCCAAGTTGAGGAAAAGATTGGGTAGCGGAGTTGGAGTTAACTACGAATACCAACCTACTCCTAGTTTTGGCTTAAACCGTGCTCTGGGTGGAGGTCTTCCTTATGGTAGACAAGTTCTTATTTGGGGCTCAAAGTCCTCTGCAAAGTCTTCTATGTGCCTTCAGATGATTGCTTTGGCACAAGCAGAAGGTAAACTATGTGCATGGATTGATTCAGAAATGTCATACTCAGAAGACTGGGCTAGACAGATGGGGGTAGATCCAGAAAAACTAATCTACTCACAAGCAAGAACTATTAGTGACATGGTAGATGTTGGCGTAGGACTAATGAATGCAGGAGTTGACTTAATCGTGGTAGACTCTATTACATCAATGCTTCCAGCAATCTATTTTGAAAAAGATACAGATGAGATGAAAGCATTAGAAAATACAAAGCAGATTGGAGCAGAGTCCCGTGACTTTAGTAACGCATGGAAAATGCTTAATTATGCTAACAACAAGGTTAAGCCTACTCTTCTTGTTCTTATTTCCCAGTCTCGCAATAATATTAATGCTATGTATACTAGCCAGCAGCCTTCTGGTGGTCAGGCTACTAAGTTTTATTCTTCTTGCATTGTTAAACTATTTAGTTCCGAATCAGACAATCAAGCGATTAAAGGAAAGATTAAAGTAGGAGATAAATTAATTGAAGAAAAAATTGGTAGAACTATTAAATGGGAACTTCAGTTCTCCAAAACCTCTCCAGGGTTCCAATCTGGTGAGTATGATTTTTACTTTAGAGGTGACGATATTGGTCTTGATACCATTGGTGATTTGGTTACTACCGCAGAACTAAACGGGATTGTAGAGCGCACAGGTGCTTGGTATATACTTCCTGATGGATCTAAAGTACAAGGCAAAGAAGCATTTGTTAATCGTGTAAGAGAGGATCTTGATTTGCAAAAATCTATAAAGGATAAATTAAATGGCTAGTTTTACTGTATATTACGGAAAGTTTATATGCCATGAATGCAAAACAGAAGTGAAATCTCTTAGGCTTTATGCTGAGACAAAAACAATGACTTGGATGTGTCCAGAAAAACATCTAAGCACTGTTAAGTTTGGTAAACAGAAATACAGGGGCAATGACAGAGAAAAGTGAATCTAAGAGAATAGGTGCTAAACAGCACAAGAACTCTGGTCGTAATACTCAAAAGGGAGATGCCTCCTGGAAAAACTTTGTTGTAGACTTTAAAGAAGTTGGAAAGTCTTTTACATTAAATAAAGAGGTTTGGGCAAAGGCTACAACCGATGCCATGAAGAATGGAAAAGACCCAGCAATAGTGGTTGTTATGGGCGAGGGTAATTCTAAAGTAAGACTTGCTATAATTGAGATGAGCATATTAGAAGATCTAGTGGAGGGTGTATAATAGTATCATGATAGAACTAAGAAATATTGTAATAGATGACATACTTACACAAGAAGATTATGCTGTTATCTATAGCGTAATTGATACAACTCCAATGGAGAGTACAAAAGTCCAAACTAGAATTGGTCATCGCGCTTATTTGGTTGACCTTACTGAGCCAATTAGGAAGAAACTAGAAAAAACAGTACAAGATATTTTTGGTGACAAGTGGGAACTTAATGCCTACCAGTTTGCAAGATATTCAGATCAAAATGGATATGTCCAGAAACTTCCTCCCCATTATGATGATGCTTTTCAAGATCACAAACTAACTCTGGATGTACAACTCAAAAGCAATATGAGTTGGGGAATTGTTGTTGAGGGAGAAACATACACACTAAGAGATAACCAGGCAGTTGTTTTTTATGGCACTGACCAGATACACTGGAGAGAAGATATTGAATTTCCAAAAGATGGAGTTCTGGATATGATATTTTGTCATTTTTCTTTAAAAGATAAAGAGGCTGGGAAAATTTCAGCAGAGCATAAAGAAGACATGAAACAAAGAGAAATAGATTGGTTAAAGATTGTTGATATATCAAGAGAAGAACTTACAACTGAAAAGGAATGACAATGGAAAATAATACAACATTAGATATGGTAAATGGTCTGGCCGAGATTGCAGAGTATATGGAAGATGAAGAACTTACTACGGCCCTTACATTTATTGCCAAGGTAATTCTTAAACCAGACATTCCAGTTAATGTTGCCCATATTGAGATTGTAAGACTTCAAGCAATCGCAGCAAAGATGGCCTTCAAAGCAACATGGATGGCAAATGTTGACAAATCTGATCGTGGCAAAAAGAACTTATATTACACTGCAGCAGAATCTATTAACAATTTGGTCTCTGCACTCAAATACATTACACGCTAACATCTGCTATACTTATATAATAAACAGAGGATAAAATAAAAAAATGACTAAAAATTTACTAAAGACCGTAATGATAAAAAAGGACAATCTTCCAGAAGATCCCGAATGGATTGAGGGTTTGGCTGCTGAGATGGAAAAAGGCTACACGATAGATCTTAAGCCAAAGTTTACTAAGAAATATACATTTGCACCATCTACACTGACATACGGAGCAGGAGAGTGTGCTCGATTTTGGTACTTGGCATTTGATGGGGCAGTCTTTTACGATAATGCAGATGCCTTTGGTGTTGCTAATAGAACACAAGGAACTCTTGCTCACGACAGAATTCAAGATGCAGTATTAAAGTCTGGTCTTCTTGCAGAGGATATGGAATTTGATGCTGAACCAAGTAAGTATAAAAAGCAAATTCATCCAGGTTTAGAATTTAGAATTAAAAGCGATGATCCTCCAATCTCTGGATATGGAGATGTTATGCTTAACTATAAGGGTAACACAATTCTTGGCGAAATAAAAACTGCTCCAATTGAGGGGTTTGAATATCGCAAGGCAAAAAGGAAGGGCAAGATCGCTCACCTTATGCAGTTGATTATGTATATGAAGATAATGAAAAAGGATAAAGGAGCACTCATTTATGAAAATAAAAATAATCACGAGTTGCTTGTTATTCCTGTAGAAGTAAACGATCATTACCGTCGGTGGGTAGACCAGGCATTTGATTGGATGAGGTTAGTAAGAAAAGCGTGGGAAGATCAGACTTTGCCACAAAAAACATATAGAGCAAACTCAAAGATTTGCAAAGTGTGTCCCATTCAAAAAGCATGTGCCGAAGCAGAGGCAGGGGTAATCAAAATTAAACCTCTGGAGTTACTAGAAAATGAAGAACTGTAGTTGGTGTGACAACCAATTTGAAACAAAAATATCTTATCAGATATATTGTTCGATAGATTGCAGAGAGTCTGCAACTAAAGAAAAAATTGCTGCACGATATTTAATATCAAGAAGACAAAAACGTATTGGAAAAGAAAGACTTTGTAAAAATTGCAAAGAGGAATTGTCAATATATAATGATGATCCTCTTTGTAATTCTTGTTTGGTAAACCCTGCAGAAGTAGCAAAAGCCTTAAAAGAAATTAAGAGGAGAACAAAAGAGTGAAACTTTCAGTTGTAACTAAGACCATCAAGCCAAAGACTATATGCGCTATAGATGCAAGCACAAACAGTCTTGCTTTTGCTCTTTTTGATACCCAACAAAAATCATTGGGTACTGTAGGAAAAATAAACTTTGAAGGAAAAGATACATATGAAAAAGTTATGGATGCAGGCAAAAAGGTAAAAGCATTTTTTGATTACTATGGTGGGTTTGAGGCAATAGTAATTGAGCATACTGTATTTATGAATAGCCCAAAGACCGCTGCAGACCTTGCTCTTGTTCAGGGAGCCATACTAGGATCAGCAGGTCAGGTAGGAACAAAAATAATTGGCAAGGTTGCACCTATTACCTGGCAAAACTTTATTGGAAATAAAAAAATATCTAAAGATGAAAAATTATTTATTAAGTCACAAAATCCAGGGAAGTCAGAATCATGGCTTAAAACCTATGAGAGAGAACTAAGAAAGCAAAGGACCATAAAGTATATAAATACTATTTATGATAGAACAATTACTGATAACGATGTAGCAGATGCTTGCGGTATCGGTCATTGGGCCTTGTCAAATTGGAATAAAGCGATAGGAGTTGACAATTAATACTATGGGTGCTAAACTATATACATCAGAGGTTTTTATGCGTAAGAGATATCTTATGGATAAAAAGACTCCAGAAGATATTGCTAAGGAGTGCGGAGTGAGTCTAGAGACTATTTACGTATACCTTGCTAAATTTGGATTAAGGAAATCAAAACGATGAGCAAAGTAGAAAAAGCATTAGTTGCCATTGCTGTAGTAGGCATGGTCGGTTTTGGATTTGCAATTACAGCACTAAAAGGAATTCCAGAAGCATTTGATTGGGAGGAAGATGATGAGTGAAAACTTAAACATAACAGTTGATCAAGTAAACAACCCAAGACATTACACATCAGACCCTTCTGGTATTGAGTGTATAGAGATTACTAGACACAGAAACTTTAATATTGGCAATGCCTTTAAGTATCTTTGGAGAGCGGGACTTAAAGATGAACAAAAAACAATTCAAGATCTTGAGAAAGCAATCTTTTATATCAAGGATGAAATAAACAGACTAGAGGGCAAGTATGTCAACTGAAGAAGATTTAGTAAAGCATCTTGATCAAGTAAATCAAGTAGTTGAAGAATACTTAAAGGGTAATGACCCAACACAGATATCAAAAGAATTAGCAATACCAAGACAAAGAGTTGTTGCATACATTGATGAGTGGAAAGTTAATGCATCTAACAATGCAGTAATTCGTGCTCGTGCAAGAGAAGCATTGGCTGCTGCCGATGCTCATTATGGAAAATTAATTTCAAAATCTTATGAGGTTATTGATGAAGCATCTATGACTAATAATCTTAGCGCAAAGACTGCAGGAATTAAACTTGTTATGGATATAGAGTCTAAGCGCATTGACATGCTGCAGAAGGCTGGCTTGCTTGAGAACAAAGAACTTGCAGAAGAGATGATAGAAATTGAGCGTCGTCAAGAAGTTCTTGTTGTTATATTAAAAGACATTGCATCTGAATATCCACAAGTCCGTGACGAAATTATGCGTAGACTATCATCATTTGCAAAAGACAACGAGGTGATTACAGTTGTCCACGATGTTCAATGAGTTTCTTGAAGCACTAAAGTCTGATCATTTTGAAGAGATTCCTGTAGATACAAGGACATTTGTTGAAGGCGAAGATTTTTTAGGTCAACCACCCTTATCAGATATTCAGTATGACATTGTTGAAGCAATGAGTCAGATATATCGCAAAGAAGATTTAGTCAATCTTATGGGTGAAGAAGCAGGAACAAGGTACTATGAAAAATACACAAAGAATGAAATCATTCTTCAACTTGGAAAGGGATCTGGAAAAGACTTTACATCAACAGTAGCATGTTCATACATTGTATACAAACTGCTATGTTTAAAAGATCCAGCAAAATATTTTGGTAAGCCATCTGGTGATGCTATTGACCTCATCAATGTGGCTATTAACGCACAACAAGCAAAGAATGTTTTCTTTAAAGGATTTAAGTCTAAGATCGAAAGATCACCTTGGTTTATAGGAAAATATTATGCAAAGGCTGACTCTGTTGAGTTTAATAAATCAATTACAGTTTACTCTGGTCACTCCGAAAGAGAGTCTCACGAGGGTTTAAACCTTTTACTTGCGGTGCTTGATGAGATTTCTGGTTTTGCGTCTGAGGTCAACACAGGAAATGAGCAAGGAAAGACTGCTGATAATATTTACAAAGCATTCCGTGGATCAGTAGACTCTCGTTTCCCTGACCTTGGAAAGGTTGTTCTTCTCTCATTCCCAAGATTTCCAGGAGACTTTATTTCAGAAAAGTATGATGCAGTTATTGCTGAAAAAGAAGTAATTGAAAGAACCCATGAATTTATAATTAACCCATTGTTGCCAGACACAGACCCAGGAAATAAATTTCAAATATCTTGGGATGAAGATCAGATTGTCTCGTATAAGTATCCAGGAGTTTTTGCACTAAAGCGGCCTACCTGGGAAGTAAACCCTACTAGAAAGATTGATGACTTTAAAATTGCTTTTATGACAGATCTTGGAGATGCTATGCAAAGATTTGCTTGTGTTCCAACATTTGCTTCTGATGCATTTTTTAAGCAGGCAGACAAAGTAAGATCCTGTATGACTCTTCGTAATCCTGTGGATAACTTTAGAAGGTTTGATGAAGCATTCAAGCCTGATCCAGACAAGGTTTATTATGTCCATGCTGACTTAGCCCAAAAGCACGATAAGTGTGCGGTAGCAATTGCTCACGTAGATAAGTGGGTAAATATCCAGGTAATTAACAACTACGAACAAGTAGCACCAATAGTTATAGTTGATGCCGTCGCTTGGTGGGAGCCAAAGGTAGAAGGCCCAGTTAATCTTTCAGAAGTTAAACAATGGATTCAGAATTTAAGAAGACTTGGTTTTAATATTGGAATGGTTTCGTTTGACCGTTGGCAATCATTTGATATTCAAAATGAATTAAAGCAGGTTGGAATAAGAACTGATACTGTTTCTGTTGCTAAAAAACATTATGAGGATATGGCTATGCTTGTGTATGAGGAAAGAGTTGCCATGCCATCTATCGAACTTCTGTTTGATGAACTAACCCAGTTAAAGATAATGAAAAATGATAGAGTTGACCACCCCCGCAAAAAGTCAAAGGACTTGGCAGATGCTGTGTGTGGAGCAATATTTGGGGCAATATCACATACCCCAAAAGACCAAAACCAGGTCATAGAAGTTCATACTATTAGTGATCGACCTAAGCAGGTTGACATGGGTAAGAACAATGTGATACACTATAAACCTATGCCAGATGATGTAAAAGACTATCTGGATAGATTTAATCTATTATAAACAAGGAGAATACCGAATGAATTCATTCAAGAAAATCGCTCTAGCCATGGTTGCAGCCATGACTCTGGGCACAATCGTAGCAACGCCTGCAAACGCTGCTGTAATGACAGTCGCTGTATCGCTTGACACTGTAGCAAACACTACAGCATCAGCAATCGCAACGCCTGCATCACTACCAGTCCCTGCAGACAACTCAGTAGATGCTGCTGACGCACTAAAGTTTATTGCAACAGTTGATGTTGGAACAAGCGTTTCAGTCGTAGCAACAAATGCAACAATCGTGTCTGCACTACACACAACTGCTGCACCAGTAGGAGCAACATCAGGATCATCATCTTTGACGATTGCCACTGGTACAGGAACAACAGCAACATTTTGGGTATACACAAAGACCACAGCAATTGGTACAGTTGTAATCACTAATGGTGGAACACAACTTACATACTACGTACAGGGAACTGCTGGTAAGATTAATACTCTTACAGTATCTGCTCCTGCTGCTGGTGCTGCTGGTACAAAGCAAGACATCTCAGTAACTGCAACAG